AGATTATCTCTTTTTGAAGTTTTATTCGCTTGGTTGATGATATGCGGTAGATACGCTGATGTTGCAATGGAAACAGAAGGTTTACATCGAGATAAAAGTTAAATACCATACCCCCCTATAGTAGTGGGGTGCTATTTTATCTTATTGATATTATTGGTGTATTTTAGATAATTTAGTTTTCAGGGGCATATTGGGGGCAAACCCTAACCGCTCGTTTAACAGCTCCACCTGCTCACCGTCGAACTCCTTGATCCAGGCTGAATATACCCGATACACCATCTCAGCGTCTTCGTGCCCGAGCTGGCTCGCAATGAAAGATGGGTTAGCGCCTGCCGCCAGTGACCAGCACGCGTAGGTATGCCGTGACTGATACGGCGTGCGTCGGCGGATACCGGCCTTTTTCACCGAAGCATCCCAGCGGTCAGTGATGGATTGCGTGGAAAAGTACCTGCCAGGATTTTTAGTCTCCAGACGTGGAAGAAAAACAAAACGCTGCCTCTGAACTTCGGTTTTACCATACTCCCTGAAGTGCTGAACGATTTCCGTTTCCGGCAGATGGCCAGTGAGGGCATATTGTGCACGCAGGGCATCAAGCGCAGGAGCGAGAAGGGTGATTATTCGATCCCCAGCTTTAGTCTTTGGCGGTACAAAATCACCCTGGCCCGTCAGGTTGCGCTGGATATGAACCTTTCCTGCATCAAGATCAACATCATCCCACGACAATGCCGCAATTTCACCGTGACGGGGTCCGGCACCGATAGCGAACTGCCACATGTTTTTGTCCTGACCCGTCAGGGCCAGCATCATCGTGGCGTATTCATCACGCTGTAATGGATCCGGTTTCTTACGGTCCTTGTGCAGCTTTGTGATGTGCTCAAACGGTTTATCGGTGATGAATCGGCTACGGTGAGCAAAGCGCAGGATCTGACAGGTCAGTGAAATATAGTCGTTAACAGTGTTCACACTGCGGCCAGTCTTTTTTCTCTTGTTACCTTCAGAGTAAAAGCTTTCTCCCCGCAACAGCTCCTTCCTGTACTGCATCATGTCGCTGTGAGTAATATCGGAAATTAGCGTGTTACCTCCGATGACCTTATTCATCGTCCTGAGCTGCGCCTTAATTCGCGTCATGGTGTTTCTTGAAACATCCTCTTCCTTGGCATCCAGCCAGAGTTCGGTAAGTTCGTCCCAGGTGTAAGCAATACGCGTAGAGGTAAATTTCTTGACGCTTTTCGACTCAGGGAAGCGCCGAGCGTAATCGAATTCACCCAGCTGTATTTCACTTACGATGAGCGCGCGCAGGTTTCCCGCTTTTTTGATATTTGCAGGAGTGACCATCCAGCCCTTCAGCACTTCACGGCAGCGTTTGCCGCGAAAGGTGAAAGTTAACCGGATCTTTCCATTGTGAATTTCAACACCTGTTGGGAAGGTCATTACAGCTCCTGCACTAACTGATTTATGCGAGGGTAGTTGTACCATAGCAAGCCACGCTTAGTTTCTCCTCCGTTCATTGCCTGTCGCTTGAAGTGGACGCCTTCCAGCCATGGCCCGCTGCGGAGTGCTTTAATCTGGCGCTCTGTCAGGCCAGTAAGCGCTGTTAGTTCGGCCTCAACAACCCATTCTTTATTAAAAACGATCTGCGGCATGAGTCACCCCATGGCCGACCAGCAATTTATCGCTGGTCGGGTATCAAAACTGAATTACGAAAATCACTTATTTCTTGAGTGGCAATAATGCACGCCGTCTGGTCTGTCTGATATCGTCCCGCAACGAGGGCAAGGTGCCGGGGGAATATCTGGATGATCAGCTTGAGTTTGTTCCGCTGGTTCTTTTTTCCCTATTTTCAGAATTAAATCAATTTTGACTTTGTTACCCTGCGTGACCTTGAAAAGTAACGACCCACAAAAGGGGCAGTTAGAAAACGTGTCCCACGTTTCACCTTCCGGCGCTTCAGTGGTTTGTAACTTCTCAAGGCATTTAGGGCAGTTGTAAGCGATCAGCTTTGTCTCGTTCAGTTCTGCCGTATAGAGCCAGCGGCGATAACTAATTAAACGTTCTTTCTCTACCTTGTTCATACTGCGGCCCTGCTGCGCTGTGCTTCGATATCACGCTGTTCGTTGATGATTTCCACTACCTCATTCAATAACTCGCCAGAAAGGGTAATAGCGCCGCTCTCGTTGATTCCGGCAAGGGTGATCAGCTCAACCAAGCGGCGGGCTTTCTTCACGCTGATTTCAGGGGCTATTACGCTGCGGGTGACTTTCTTCTTTCCAGTGGCAGCGGCTACGGCTTTATCCTGCTCAAGCACTTCGCCCGCTTTTTCACCGAACTCTTTTACACGCTCAATAGCTGCACCAGCCGTTACTTCTCCAGCCTGTACTTTCTGCTTCACGTCATGGTTAGCGCCAGCCAGGGTAAGCAGGTTCCGAACGGTCGGTTCTGACTTGTTCACCAGCGCGGCTATTTCTGCCACAGTCTGATTGAATGCCGATGCCAGTTCTTTTACCACCGCGGCCTGTTCCAGCTCTGAAAGGCTTAACTGGTTATTGGAAGTAAGTATTCGCGCAAGGCGTTCTTTGTCATCGCCTACGAACTGGACGATGTGGATTTTGTTTACCGGCTTTCCTGCTTTACGGCAGCGTTCATAGCAACGGTGTCGGCGGTGACCCTCAACAATCCACACGCCACCTTCATCACGGGAAATCACTTCAAGTGGTGGAACGCTGCCGCCGTTCATCAGGAACTGGAAAAGGTCGTCATCGGCCTGGCGTGTACGTTCATCATCGAGACGCTTGTTAAAGCCTGGTTTGACGTGAATATCATCCAGATGAATAAACATGCCATTGTCGGTGCGGGAGATAACACCGCCGCGTGTCATTTGTCGAATTGAGTTAGCCATTAGTTTTCACCTCTCGCCCGTAATAATTTCCGCGCAACGTTGCAATTACTTTTACATTCGCCCATTTAAAACTTTTGCTAAACAGAAGAGGGCGTACTTTAAAAACAGACTTACCGCGTGTTAGTAGAGACATTTTTCTTTCTCAGATTTCGACGATTAGATAACGCAGCGACTATTTTCTTTGTATAGTCAGGTGCAGAATTCAAAGACTGCGTGCGTGGATATCGTAAATCGTCATTTTTCTCTTCGATGATTTCGTATTCTGAATACGAACATATAAGCCCCCGAAACAGGCCGCATAGCGGCCCTGTGTTTCATCGAACAGAAAGCGTATCTGGTCCACGCTCTACTTTTGCGCCAGGTACTTTGTTAAGAAGTTCTTCAGGAACCTGCTCACCTTTTTCACGTAGTTCTTCTATCTCTTTTAGAGCTTCAGTAAGAACCTTTTTTATTCCTGCTGTATCAAATTCATTCACCACAACAGATTTAGAAGAAATTAAATAGTCGTCTGGTATATCATCTTCATTTACGATGGTGAGTGAGATACTACCTTTCCTTACTGAAAATGTGTTTTCAACGGTTTTAAGTTGATTTCTTTCTGCCGTAATCAGGCAAAGAAGAAGATAGGTTTTTATCATTCCAGCCTGGCGATCCCAATGCTTCGCTCTTTCGTTAAAGCGAGCAGCCTCTTTTTTGCAATGTTCTTTATTTGATTCAAACTGTCTAATAACAGACATTGCAGCATCAAATTTATCTTCCAGCATACCTTCGATACCTTCCAAAGTATCTTTGATAGTCTGCTCGTCAATTTCGCCACTTTCACCGAGGGCGATAATTTTTCTGATTTCGTTGGCTAAATCAATAGTGCGGTTGCTCATGCTTTTTCCTCCAGAGCTTTGAGGCATTCAACTTTTAAGGTTTCAAGGCGATTCAGTCTGCCGTCAAGGTATTTGACGTAATCATGATCACCCGTTGCATTTGCTGCCTTTAAATGCTCTCCAATTTTGCGGGTGAGGCTGCTGGCAATCTTTGAAACCTCATTAGGGGTTTTGGCCGATTTCATCGTTTCAACATTTGCTTTGAAACGTTGATCAAGTTCTTCTCGTATACGAACCACTTCATCAGCTCTGTTCGTCGCATTAATCAGATCATGTTCAAGTTTGTTTTGTTCGCTATATTCACTATTTTCGAACAAGCCGCCATAAACATCAGCACTAAACCCAAGCTGTGAAAGTGCTTTCGTTGTTGCATCGGTTAAACTTTTTTTAGCATACTCATCATCGCAAGTAATACCGTTCTGCGTTTGATATAAATATTTTGTGTGACCATAGCTACTAATTACACCCTTTACTCCATTGTGGATGTACCATAGCGAAATTAACATTGTATGGTTAAGCGTAAAGATAATGGTGCCATCATTATCTCTAATGACTTTCTTACCTGTAAAACGCCCATTGGCATCATAGGTAGGTTCAGTAAATGGCATACCATTATCAAATCTTTCCATTTCAATATTTACGCCCCAGCCAATACCAAATGGTCCGAATAGTTTTGTTGCACGTTCTGTCTGATAGGTCGGGTTAATACTTGTAGTAACACGTAGTATTGGCTTTGTTCCATCAGGCAATTCTTTGCCGTACTGGATTTTGCTCTTTGTCCGACTGGGGTCTGTTCTATGCACCCGCATCCAGATAGACAGATTTTCTTTGTCTGAATTATCCGTATAACCTTTGTATTCAGCTTCGGCAATTTCTGCGCGGGCATTGATAGCCGCCTGTACGCTTTCATCGGCAGTGTTATCATTCTCTGATTTCTGTTCAACATGACTATTTTCACTTTTTGCCACGTCTTCTTTTGGTTTTTCTGCCAGCAATCCATCAATGGAAAAGCGACCCGCGCCGTGATTGGTCACTTCAGGCTCAGGACCTGCGGCTGAGGCTTTAGCGGGAGCGTCAGGGGCTTCATATGTGCCGTTCTTACGGGCTGAATACTCTTCCTGGCTGATTTCCTTGCCACCATCAGCCAGCGCTTTTTCAAGGCCAGGCAGCTTGTTAGCACGTCCTACTTTCACACCATCAGCAAAGAGGTAATAGAACGGGCCCGTACGCTCTACCTGTGGCGCAGTTTCCAGCGGCCCCGCTGCTGGCCCGTTTGCATTGTGTTCCGGTTCCACTGCGCAAGCCGTTGACGCTGCATCGTCCAGTGGGCCAGTTGTGCCCGTTTTGTTCTGTTCGGTCGCATCTTCATATACCCCATGAGTTAATAAAAAGCCGGTGATGTATTCATTCAATGAAACAGGATTTTTATGAATATCGTCTGGGCGCATCTGCACCACATCACGGATGGTTAACAGGTCGTACTTCAGTACGTTTTCCGTTGTACGCATTGATATAGAGAAGCGCTTCCAGTCTTCACGCTCTTTCGCGATGACTTCATTTTTCGCCCAACGGTAAATTTCGCCTTCAACGTTCCCCGGGTTAACGTCGCCAGGCCAGAAGGCGTTGGCTAACTCCTGATCAAGCGTCTGATACGTGTGTTTGTAGGAGCGTTTAGGGCGCTGAGTTTCTTCAGAGGAAACGACGGTTTGGTTAAGGGCTGCGTTTGCTGCCTTTTCGCGAGCAATATCGACAACTGATTTTGACGAACCGGTTTGTTTGCGCTCTGCGCTCTGGCGCTTTTCCCATGCAGCCAGCTCTTTTTGGATCTCAGGCCATTTAGCGGAGTGATCGCACTTAGCGCCCAGCCATCCGATAGCGTTTTCAATACGCTCATGGAACATGTTAGCGACTGACGGCGTTTTGATAATGGCGGCGAACATATGCCCTTCAAAACTGTCATCGTCTTGGGTAATTTCCAGCGCACCAGGCAGATCGTTTTTAGTTAACTCGGTAGAGCCATACTTAATCAGGCATGCGATCTGCAATTCACGAGAGAGTTTGTCGAAATCGACTTTTTCAGCCTGACGTTTGACAGGGTGGCCGACGTCTTCAGGCCAGTCGTATTCGTAAAGGAATTCGGTGTCCCATACGCCACGAGAAGGGCGGGCGGGAACGTCAGGAGTGCCTTCACAAAGGAGCATTTTATAAGCCGCATCCTGAGCATGTTCATACTCTTCCAGAAAGATAAAGTTGGCTTTCGCTTTAGCGCGTTCAATATCCTTTGCATTGAACGCGGTAGCGACGCGCTTGATACCTGCCTGTTCTGATTTTTCATCGGGGAAATATCCCGCGATGAAAATTTTCTGGTCAGTCATTTTTCTTCTCCATTTTTACGGATTCAAAGGTTTCTGTTAATTTGTTCAAAACGTTGTCGGGCAAAACATGCTCAAGATTTTTACGGTCGCAGAGCTTCACCTGACCGATTGCGAAAATGATTAAATCCTCAGTGGATAAATAACCATTCGCCACTAAATCCATGACCATCTTTTTCATTGCGCTGGGGGCAATGCTGATAACAGCTTCCTCGCCGTTAACGAGGGCTAATTTCTTAAACGCCAGAGTAATATCCATCTGCATTCCTCATTTATCAGGCTGACCACTTACGAATGATCACTCTGATAAATGCCCCGATGTAACGGGGCGTTTGTTCTTAAGTCAGGCTTTGCTCATTAACATGGCTGTGAGTACGCCAATAAAAGGTGACGTGGGCTTTTCTTCTGCTTCGGCAACAGATACCGATTTGAGATTGAAGCCCGTGTACTGAGCAAACAGTGCCTTAACCGCGCAGAACGGGCAGTGTGATTCCGCCAGTTCACCATTGGAGGTGAAAGGGGTGATTGTGGTAACCAGACGGTTATCGCTATAGGTGCGGTTAATCGCTACGTAGCCAATGACAGAGCCACCCGCGACAACCTCCGTTACAACACAATTAAGGCTGCCGACGATTACATTCTCTTTGAAACTTACGGTTAATTCGATGCTCATAATTTATCCTCAAAAGGTTGTAAAAATCCCTGCCATATTTCAGGCATATACAAAAAATCTGTTTAACTAAATGTCGTTGTCGTCTTTGTCTTCAGCAAAAATACGAAAGCCAAAAATAGCAATTAGATAAAAAAGAACTGCAAGTGATGCGAAGGCTTTCAGAAAAAACTTTGTTGTTTGCCGGTCCATTAATACCCCGCCGGAATTTCACTTGCGTTCATCGGGATAATGGCTTCCACCGGATAACAATCACCTGCAATGTTCTGTTCTTTTGCCGCGCTTACACATTCCGAATAGCTGTCATAAACATCAATGACCTGTTCCTGTGCCTCTCCCGTATTCAGAAAGACGGTCAAAACTAATGCGTGTAGAGTTGTCATGATTTACCTTTGTTCCGGTTGCAATAGCGAATTGAATAATTGCCTGTTCAAACATTTCTTTGTCACCAATAAAAGCGGCAATGGCGAACTTACTTTGTGCTGCTTGAACTGGTGTTAATTCCGATAAGTCCATTTAACCGCCTACCTCTACCGTGAAGATTCTGATTGTGCTTATCCGTTTCACTATCGTTTAGAAACGCTGATTCGAATTTGTGCCTGGTCAAATCTCCACCTCAGGCGGCAGTGGTATCCTCTTTGATTCCAACAACCTAAGAGGATTTTTTAATTGGATACCGACAACATCGATTCATTAGTATTTGAATACTTGCGCCTCAATTATCCAAATGGCTGGATATGCAGTGAAAAAAAATTCATTGGTGAGGTTAAGCGTTTACGAAGCGAATTTATCGAATTACTCAAGCCTGAACCTACGAAATACACAGTTCCTGAGGGCTGGAATACTTCGATGGAAGAATAAGGGATCTCATCCCCACGACGGCGGCAGAAGCTGCTGTCGTGGCCGCATCTTCAACTGCCTTGCGATCCATCCCTCTTAGGGTTAAATCCCTTATTATTTGATGAAGGGTTGGGGCGAAACCATCAAGCACATGGTATGCAAAACTGCGGTTCACTTTGTGACCGTAAACGGTAATAACGTCTTCGGTTTCGCATTTTGTTTGTCCCTGCGTAGAGGATGCCAAAGAGTCCCTCGCCAGTTGAATGCGTGCCGCTGTACCGGAATTCGGTTCAATTTCCTGAAGGCGCTTCGCATCTTCCAGTAACAACGCGATCATGTGTTTAATTTCTTTCTCTTCCATCACTCTTCTCCTCTTGTTGCCCTTTAGCCAGGCTGGCTGAACGTTTTGCTGATAACACTGTGCGTGTTTCGATGGCTGAACTTTAAGATAACTAAACAAAGCTGACAAGTATTTTTGGTTAGAAAACTCAACAAATGAGGCGTAAAAAAAACAACTAGCTGATTCTGCTAGTTATTTTTTCTTGGTGCGTTTTCTGGCTTGGAGGAGTTCGGAGAAGAGTTGTTCGAAGTTTTCTGATCTGGCTCTAAGTTCAATCAGCTGGGCTTTCTGCTCAGAAGCAGGTAGTGTGCGATAGAGTTCAACTAACTCACGTTCATCATCGCTCAAAGCATCGGCAGCTTCTGCCGGAACTGGTGCCGAAGGAACCTTATCGGTGTCCCCAAATAATAACCATGTAGGTGAACATTGTAGCGTTCTACTGAGCGTATGGAGGTTTTTTCCCTTAGGTTCCGTGTTGTCACTTTCCCAAAGTGAAATCGTTGAATGTGACACTCCCACAGCCTTACCCAACTCTCGTTGATTCAAGCCGATATCTTTGCGTCGTTTAAGAATTCGCTGGCCGATAGATTCATTGCTCATAGTTTAGTTATCTTAAATTCAATTGACTTTAGTTTCCTCACTCAATAACCTTTGTGAGAAAACTCACCAAGAAGGTATTTGAAATGCTCAAGCAAGAAGCAATTAATTATTTTGGGAATCGCTCCAAGCTGGCTAAAGCTGCTGGTGTGCATCCGTCAGCTGTTTCGCAGTGGGGGGAATTAGTTCCAGAACGTAATGCCTTTCGCCTTCAAATGGCTTCGGGTAATGCACTGATCTACAACCCTGCTGCCTATGTTTCCAAAGCTAAAACAAAACAAATTGGAAAACTGAAAGATGAAAATCACTCCGACGGTTGAGCAAGTTGCCGCTGGCGTTGAGTCATGGGCGCATGAGGCTGGCTGGAAAACGGTTGGCGTTCGTTTTGCGGATGAATATCAACGCAGTGGGGGCGGAAAGTTGATCCCTCCAGCGACGGATGAACAGGGCATACGCAATGCCAAACAGCGCGTAAAGCGCATTTTTGGTTTAGGTGGGCCTCGTTATATCAAGATGGCTTCCGAGCTTTCAGACGTCGCTTTACGCGCGATGCCTACGCGAAAGCGTATTGAGCTGGTAGAGCCAGATTCGCCTGAACTGGCCAAAGCGAAAGTCATGGAGTCATTCGGTGCGGCAATGTCGGCCGTTGCGGTCAGATGCCCCACAGCAACCGCGAAACTGAACAGGCTTATTGACGAACTTCAGGCGCTGATCCCAATAGCAGAATTATTGATGTCAGTTTGAGTGGCGGGATCACCCGTAATGATTTCGCAGGAGTAGCAGTATGAGTATGTCCCTGATGGTTCAGGCCATGAAAGCAAGGGTGGGAAATCCTCTCCGAAAGCTGGTGCTTATCAAGCTAGCTGATAACGCCAGTGACACGGGGGAATGCTGGCCGGCAGTGGCCACAATTGCGTATGAGTGCGAGATTTCCTCCCGCTCTGTTCAGACACACATCCGGCAACTGGTGAAGGATGGATTTGTGCGTGTTGAAGAACGTCGCGACGCAAATGGAGTTAACAGATCGAATATCTATCATCTGACCTTTAATCATGAGGGTGAAAATCCTGCACCCTATCAAAAGCAGACTCCGGCACAGGGTGAAGGAGCTTCACCCTATGGTGCAAATCGTGCAGGGGGGGAGGGTGAAGGATATGCACCCCCTGGTGCAAATGGTGCAGGGGGGGAGGGTGCAGGAGCTGCACCCAGAATCAGTCAGTTATTAGAACCAGTCAAAGAACCTAAAGATCCCCCCTTACCCCCCAGGGGGAAAGTGAGCCGCAAAAATAAAATCACGGAATATTCTCCGGAATTTGAAATTGCCTGGGCTGCATACCCTCGACGCGCTGGAGGGCAGGATAAGGCGGGGGCGTTTAAAGCCTGGAGCGCGAGGATTCGAGAAGGGGTGAGTATTCAGGCCATGCTGGATGGTACAAGGCGATACGCTGATTTCGTTGTCGCTACTGGCGCAGCCGGTACTCAATACGTGAAACAGGCCAAAACGTTTTACGGCCCGTCAAATTTCTTTCTTGAAGCCTGGGAAAGGCCTGAACAACTGCGAACCAGGCCTGGCGAAATTTCTGTGCCTGACACAAACATTCCTGCGGGCTTCAGGGGGTGATCATGCGCGATATGTCTGACGTTCTGAAACGACTGCAGCGGATTGTTCCCGCCGGAGTCCAGCCGAAATTCTCAAGTGCGCAGGAGTTGATGGACTGGCAGAAGGAGGAAGCCCGTAAGCACTCAGAGAAAATCACCATGGAAAACCGACGCACCCGCATCCAAAAAACATTCGGACGTTCAGGAATACGCGAGCGTTATCACAACTGCACGTTCAAAAATTACGAGGTACGGTGTGAGGGGCAGCGTAAAGCGTTTTCCGAAGCTAAATCCTGGCTTAATAACTTCGGGTCGGGGTGCGCTTGTTTTGTTTTCGGCGGTAGCCCTGGCACAGGTAAAAACCACCTTGCAGCGGCAATAGGTAATGCCCTCATCGCGCAGCAAAAGAGCGTGCTGATTATCACCGTGGCTGACCTGATGACAGAATTTAAGGCGGGTTTTAACGGAGGTAAGTCTGAGGCAAAACTTATGGATGAAATGACCACGTTGGATCTGCTGGTTCTCGATGAAGTAGGCGTCCAGATGTATTCACAGTACGAGAAGGTGATACTGCATCAGATAATTGACCGCCGAACGGCGATGCTGAAACCTGTAGGTATTCTCACGAATCTGAACTCGGCGGATCTACCCGGAGCCATAGGCGAAAGAGCATTTGATCGTCTTAAGATGGATGGTGGAATTTGGGTGACATTCAACTGGCAAAGCTACAGGCACAGCAGTTAAAGTTTGCGATAAGTCAGATGGTTAACGTAGAATCGCGGCGGGTGCTTGAGGCTGTTTGTCTCAGGCATACACGAGACAGACAGAGAAAAGCCCCAAGTGACTTTAACATCAACTTGAGGCTCCCTGTATGCTCGACACATGCAAGGTTAGCTTCTTACAGACCTTTGGGTCAAGGAGAAGAACGCCATGAAGCAGCAGAAGGCGAGGTTACTCGCCCTTATCGTTATTTGCGTCACCGTCCTTTTGGTGGTGGTTCTGACGAGAAAGGATCTCTGTGAAATCCGCTATCGCACCGGACAAACTGAGGTTGCTGTTTTCACGGCTTACGAATCCAGGTAAGGGCAGCTTGGCGGGGAATCCTCCCCGCCTTTTTGCTAAGTCAGGATATCCTCAACGCACCCACACCCCCCTCAAAAGTGGTAGGCAATGTTAGGCCGCAAACAAATTTCTCGGGATTGTTTAATTCCGATTGATAAGCAATATCAATCTTTTATCAAAATTCTTAAAAGCGCGCATTCTGCGCGAAAATCGCACAACTATATGAATTCTTTAACTTTGGTCAAAAAAATCTTCATCTAACTGGAAATGGGTACTGTATGGGTATACAGTAATTTTCATCTCGTGAGTTAAGAGACACTTTCAGGAGTCATCGTTTGTTTAGTGCGCTACTTGCTCTTAAATGTCAGGACGCGCGAGGGAGAACAAAGGACAAATCCAGAGTGAACAGGAGAAAAACAGTGTATATACCTGACCATTTGATAATGGGATTTCACCAGAGCACCAGAGCGGTTGTTATCTATCGCAATGGTGACGGTTCTTTCAGAAGTGGATTTGTTATGCGTTCTGATGAGTTTGTCGCTAGTATTGAACTAATTGAGAATGCGCGCAAACTTACTGAGAAAAATACAAGTAAAGAAGATGATGACAGAGTATAAAAGATATTATAAAGTTAGATTTATGTGTAAAGTATCGCTGGAAGATGTTTTCTTCTGCAATTGGATTAGTGATAAAAAACAAGTCCTAATGGAACTGTAATTTAATTTGAATTTTATATTTTCGTGGGCGACATCACAAATTCAAAGGTAAGAGCAATGACTAAGACGACACTCATGCAAGATAAAAGCAAAAATATTGATAAGAAATCTGATGAAGAAAGTGAGATTTGCGGAATTATCATGCCTATTGCTAATACTGTAGGCTATCCTGATGGTCATTGGCAAAATGTTTATGAAATAATATGTGAGTCTGCACTCAATGCAGGTTTTGAACCAAATCTAGTTAGCTTTGACGATGATGTTGGCATCATTCAAAACAGAATTGTGCAAAATATTTATTCAAACCCCATCGTTGTTTGTGACATTAGCAGCAGAAATCCTAACGTGATGTTTGAGCTAGGTATGCGACTAGCTTTTGATAAACCAACTATTATAATTAAAGACGATAAAACACCTTATAGCTTTGATGTTTCTCCGATTGAGCATTTGCCTTACCCATCAGACCTGAGATATCAAAGCATTATGGATTTTAAGCAAAAGCTTCAGCTTAAAATAAAAGAGACTTATTCAAGGTCTAAAGATGATCCCAATTACACAACTTTTTTAAAGCATTTCGGAACCTTTAAGGTTGCTCATGTTGAGGAGAAGGAAGTGTCTGAAACACAATATATTACTGCAGAGATAAAAGAAATGAGGAAAATGATTAACTCCTTATTTCTAAATCTGAGAAATTCTACGGGTGATTCCGCATTTTCAAATCCATATTATGATACAAAGTTAAATAAAGTATTGCAGAGTTTTAGGATCAACATTCCTGTTAAATCTTCTTTAATTGATTTAAATCATCTGGCAGAGCATTTGAGGACGTATTACTTTGAAGTGGGTAGTATTAATCATGGTGCCAATGAAGATGCTCTGATTATCACGGTCGTTAATCCAGCAAAAAACGCAGCTGAGCATCTTAAAGATGCAGTGACTGAGTACTTAAATACCATTGGAGCGCTCTAAAATTAGAGTTATGTCTTAATTATGGTTTTACTATAGGTGCGAATCAAGTATAATCACACTTGGGTCTGAACAACCCTGCTGAAACACTGTGCCACCGGAGAGAACGATGGCACAGATTATACAACTCTTTAAATCTTCACCCACCACCCTGACCACGGCTACGCCCGAGGCCAGCGATTTTTTGCAACGTATCAAAATCGGCGTGTGGCTTAACTGCGACGTTAAGCTGGCCCGAAACTATCTCTTCCATAAGCGTTTCATGGCGCTGCTCAATCTTGGGTTCGAATACTGGACACCTGTCGGCGGGGCGATCACTCCTGCGGAAAAAGAATATCTTCACGGGTACGTGCGTTACCTGATCTCGATGGCCGGCAATGACGATCTCCTGATGGAGACGGAAAAGGTCTACAACGAAACCCACGGACAGTGGCGAACGAAAGAGGCGGCAATCACCAAATCCTTCGAGGCCTTCAGAAAGTGGGCCGTAATGGAGGCTGGTTTCTTCGATACGCACATCCTGCCTGACAACACAATCCGCAAAGAGGCTAAATCGATCTCGTTCGCCAAAATGAGCGAGGCCGAATTCTTCCAGGTCTACAAGGCCGTTTTTAACGTCCTGTGGAACACCATTCTGTTTAAAAAATTCCGCAACTATCAGGAAGCCGACAATGTAGCGATGCAGCTGCTGGAGTTCGCTGCATGAAAAAGGCTGAACGCATTCATCTTCAGAAATTAGCGGATTACGGCTGCGTAGTTTGTCGCAATCTTGGTTTTGGTTATTCACCAGCAGAAATTCATCATCTGCGAAAAGGTTGCGGTGCGGGCCAGCGTTCTTCGCATTCTCGCTCTATTCCATTATGCCCTCCACATCACAGGCTCGGCGGTTATGGCGTTGCTATCCACGCAGGGAAACTTAAGTGGGAAGAAAACTATGGAACGGAAGAATCCCTGCTTGAGCAGGTTAAAAAAGAATTAGAAGGGGAGATTTACGCATGAACGAACAGCAACTGGAATATGTACGCATTCAATTACGCGCTGCGCTGCTGGACGACTCAGGCGGAACGAAAGGACAACTGGAGGCGTTCGCCGAGCATCCACCAGCTGATAAGAAACTGAACCCACGTAAACATATTCACATTGTGAAACTCGATAATGGTCATGGAGGGATACGTTGTGTTAAAGCTGAAAATAGTGCTTTATACGTTACGGAAACGCGCAGTCGCCGTTGTCCGATGCCCCCAATAAAAGATAGCATTTTTTCTTCTGTTAAGTGGAGGAGAGCTGTCTATAAGCTAAGTAATAATGAGCAAGCATGGGTTAAATATTGTTACGGATATCATCTTGATTATAAATTTCAGGTTGAAATCTGTGAGATGATTTGGTGTGAGTTTTGTAAATTATATCCTGACTTGAAACTTCAAAAGCGCGTTGAGAAAAATGTTTTGCGACTGGTTTGGCTCGCAGTTCAGGATGTTGCGGCTAAAAAAAGAAATAATGGATATACTCATTATGCTGGCGCTTTATTATCGAATATGTTATCTGTAAATCGATCAACCTGGAGTCGCGTATATGCGAAGTACTGGGCTGTTTTAAAAGAAATAGTAGAAATTGTAGATTTTATGGTGTTAAAAAAGATACTTGTTTAGTGTATAAGGTGTTTAACAATTCTTTGCAGGAAATTATGCATTTTGCTCGGGTAAAATGCATGCTGCGAATTATGAGGGTTGGAGTGTTTTTAGTGTTCTACCTCTCATCCTTTAATAATTTTGTGCAACTGCGAAAATAAAGGTTAATTTATTGTGTAAATATTATCAAAGTTACATTGATTAAGTGTCAGTTATTGTGTTTTTTGTTATGTGCTTGCTTTGCTGATATAGGTGAAAATCTTGTAAATTAATCAATTATCAGCATATTTATTTATAATTAATTGATATGCCAATACAAATACCTTTTCATCTGCTTCCGGATTATCCTTAAAGAAACTCGATTAGCAGGCTGCTTGAAGCAGAAAGAAAAGGTGAAATATGAAAATTAAAACATTGGCGATTTCGATTGGAGTTGCCTTATGTTGCTCAACATTTATTGTGAATGCGTCAGAGAATATCCCCTCGCAAAATACAGGGTATGTTAATGTAGGTATGACTGTGGAAGATGTGATTCTTAATGGAGAGACACAGTATGTCCTTGGGGTTGTTAACGGTTCCCTTATTTATGCTGGTGAGCAAGTAATTTCGGCTAACATAGATGGTGCTGAAGGGGAAGCAAATTACACCACAATAAATGGGGGCGCGCAGCAAGTAAATGCGGGTGTGTCTAATCATGCTATCGTTAATTCAGGAGGTGAGCAACGTGTTAGTGGAGTTATTGTAGGGCCTGGAACGGCGAATCCATACTCAACTCATGGCACTGCAAATAATACTGTTGTTAACGATGGTGGGATTCTAAATATATCAAGTAAAGGAATTGCCAACGAAGCTACAATTAATGTTGGTGGCAATATGTACCTTTATGGAGCTTCAAATAATTCCTTGATTAATGGAGGTTTACAACGAATATCAATGTATGGAGTATCTAACGCGGATACCATAGAAAATGGTGGTGTTCAGGACATTGGTATGGATGGATACGCATATAATGCAGTCGCCATTAATACAATTCTCAATAATGGAAGTACCCAAAACTTAAGCGGTAGAGGGAGTTCGTCGGAAGGTGTTGAACTCTATAATAATAGCATTCAAAACATAAATAACGGCGCCACCGCAACAAGGACAGAACTACTGTTTAATAGCACTCAAAATATAAATGATGGTACTGCCAACGGTACGAAACTCTCCAGCGGAAGTGTTCAAAATGTTAATGATGGCGGGGTTGCTATTGACACTGAACTTCTAAATTCAGATGCGACTACATATGTAGGTGCTACACAGAATGTTAATAAAGGTGGCGTTGCAGTTGATACTTTCGCAAAAGGTGGTGGAACCCAGTATGTTAATTATGGAGGTATTGCTACAAGAACAACTGTTGATAATTCAGGGCAGCAGAATGTCTACAGTGGCGGTGTCGCAATTGATACAACACTTAACTATGCCGGGAAACAGCATGTCTATGAAAATGGTCATGTACTGGATACAAAAATTTATTCAGCTCAGCAGAATGTCTACGAGGGGGGGCTTGCTCAGGGTAGCGTACTCGATAGAGAATCATCTTCATCCGTTAGAGCTAATCAAAATGTCAAAGGCGGAAAAGTCGTCGACACTATCATTAACGTAGGTGATCAATATGTTTTTGATGGCGGTATAACGGTCGATACTACCATCAATGGAAGCACTGCTATCAATTCAGGTAAATCTTTTCTTTATACTGGTGCTTTAGCCGACGGAAAGACAGAAATCAATGACTTCGGCCAGCTCATAATGGAAGCAGGTTCACGCGCCACAGATGTCTCTATAAATGACGGCACACTTTCAATTGCTGACCTCACGGATGAGACATTTAGCCTGACTCCAGCCCAGGTCGATAAGTTAACTATGGATGGTGGCTCAGTCTCTTTCCTTCGTGACAGTGAAGGCGATTTCGCGGCACTGAATATTACTGAATTAAACGGTACCGGGAATTTCTTGTTTAACTCTTCACTTGCAGAGCGCAGCTCTAACTTTGTGACGATCGAACAAGGTTCAGGTCAATTTGGCATTGCCGTAACCGATTCTGGAAAAGAAATATCAGACCACAGTGACCTGACGGTGAACCTTATCCACGAAAAGGGCGGTGATATTGATTTTGAGATGGTCACAGCATCAGGGCGAAGCACGAGAGCGATCGACGGTGGTACTTACATGTATACACTGTTTAGCCAGCAGGATAAGGATGGTTTGAGTGGAGGAAATGTCTGGTATCTCGGCGCTTTGACCGATGAGCCAGGCGGCGGCGAGAATCCAGGCGGCGAGAACCCTGGTGGTGAGAACCCAGGCGGTGAAAACCCAGGCGGTGAGAACCCAGGCGGCGAGAATCCAGGCGGCGAGAACCCTGGTGGTGAGAACCCAGGCGGTGAAAACCCTGGCGGTGAGAATCCTGGCGGTGAGAACCCAGGCGGTGAGAACCCAGGCGGTGAGAACCCAGGCGGTGAGAACCCAGGCGGTGAAAACCCAGGTGGTGACAACGGCAACGCTGGCGGTAACGGAAACGGCGGCAAGAAACCGATGACTACGCCTGCAACCGATGCCATCCTTGCTATGTCGAATGCTGGTCTTAATGTAATCCACTCCGAACTGGATGGTCTGCGCATGTATCGCGCAAGTCTGGATAAAACCGGACCGGAGAGCAACGTATGGGGCCATTATCTCGGCAGTAAAAATAACATCGATACCAGTAATGGTGCAGCATATAAGCTTAATCAAAACGGTATGGAAATCGGCGCTGACACCCGCACTGACTTTGAACGTGGCAGCCTTGTCACGGGTGCATTCATGTCTTACAGCGACAATAAGGTTAAACACGCCCGCGGCGGTAAAAGCAAAATCGAAAGCTACGGCCTTGGCCTCTATGCCACATGGTTCGATGCAAGTGGTTTCTATGTTGATGGTGTTATGAAGGGCAACCGCCTGAATAACAAACTCAGCGCGGTAATGACCAACGGTGGCAAAACCAGTGGTGACTGGAATCAGTATGCCTTCAGCACAGCCGTAGAGGGTGGCTATCAGTTCGATCTTAAAGATGACGTTAGCATCACACCTTATGCTCGCCTGGCGTTTGTTCAGATGAACAGTGAGGATGTGAAACTCAGCAACGGCATGAAAGGGAACACGGGCACTCCACGTTCTGTCACGGGTGAAGCCGGTGCGAAGCTTGCCGGTAAGTTCAGCCTGGGTTCGACTGAATTCAAACCTTATCTGTCAGCTGCGGTGGTGCAGGAGTTCGCTGACTCAAACGAAGTCACTATCAATGAGCGCAATCGCTTTGACAACAACGTCAAAGGCACATCAGGGAAGTACGGTCTGGGCGCTTCGGTCAACGTTGGCAAAGACGTAACGTTGTACGGCGAGGCTAACTATCGTCAGGGCAGCAATATCGAGACACCTATTCAGGGTCTTGCAGGTATTCGCGTGAGTTTCTAACGATGATGCCAGGCATTTGCAAAATGCAACAAATTAAGGTAATTTTAAGGCTAATTCGATAAATTGCCCAAATTACAGAAGCCCGCCTCTGAGCGGGTTTTTGTTTATAGCATTAGGCATCATTTCTGGTGAGAGCTTCAGCCATTTTCATGGTATCTATTTCACTATCTCTTGATTGCTGAATTCTTCACTCTAGAGCTTCTATGTACAAAGGAAGGTTGCGGGCCATTAGAATCGCTGTACCGGACATCCAGAATGTTCGATATGTGGGGCAATGATAAACCCTAAAGTCACCCGTTACTGGATCTTCAGTTAAGCTAGCATTAGCTAGCTTTTTAATTGTACATCGAGACACTTTGTATCAGAACTATGTAGAACCGTAGAGGCAGTTCAAAAATATAATATATTATTTGGATTCTAATTCGCTGGATAATATAATTACGATATGTTGTGAAATATAATTTATTCACTAGCGGTACTAGAAATGTACCGTTAGTGAATTTGTATCTACGCAAGAACCCTGTTTAAAGAGTAGCTTTTAGAAGAAAGTTGGTTGAGATATATATCACATGATGGTAAGTGAGTCTTTGTTAACTCCAAAGCCTGATTTATATTCTCAGCTTTCATTGAACAGCCTAGTGTTATGGAAGTGAAGCAAATCTTAGGGATTGTCGATAGTTTGTTCTCATCTAACGCCGAGTTACTGGCAAAAGATCTGTATTCCATTTCATATTCCCAAGCTTTTTGTTTTGTGAAGGCTAATGTTTTCATAAAAGTAGGGCTTAGTTCAGGGAAAATTGAATTGTTTAATCCTAGTAATGTTTCATATCCCATTTCTGGGTATTCTTCTTGATAGTGGACTTTCCTTATGCTTTCATACAATTTAGAGTCTCTTGGGATTTTTTCAAAATCAAACTCGAACATGATACCTTTATGATCATTTGCATAATGACCCCACATCAATGGATTGTTGCATGATTCACTCAAGCATAATATTCCATATTCATTGGCAACCATTTTATGCGCCATGCCCCTGAAATCAAGGGCGTCATCATAAAGTGCTTTTAGCAAACCTGAAGATTTAGTAGCATTCCAAATAGTCCTTTCAATGTCGAAGTATAGTTCTTGGGTGAAAGTCTTGTGCCTTTTAATAGTTCTATCAATGTCATCCGAGAGTTTTATTATCTTGGTGAACTCTTGTTTGCTTTTAGTTTCTGCTTCAACAAATAACTGTTTGGTTTCTGGAGGCAAGAAAAAACCTTCTTTGATTGAAGCGGTCAATGCAGCTAACCTAACTTTCGTTCCGATATCCTGTTCAACATGAAATCTAGACTCAAAAGGGTCGTTAAACTGAAGGATAGAAGACCATTTGAACTTCTGATTTTGTATAGATCTTAATCCATTTTCATAACTTGTATATTTATAAAGTTTAGGCAGCGACATAAAAATTGAATCCGATTAAAGTGGTTTTTTTTATTTAAGAAAAGATTTGAGATACTGCGCATAGCTATACTACTTCATTGATGCCAATCAAAGAAGAGCAAAATCAAAGGGGGCAAGTGATCAATGTTGCAAAACCCGACACTTTATGCCATATTTTAAGCAATTTTTAATAAGTTGCCAAAGTGCATTAACCCGCCATATGCGGGTTTTTTTACAATGAAAATTCAGGAAAGCACATTACGCCGTCCAACTAACCTGGGGTGGTTTGTTGGGTAGTGTGCTCCCCTGAAAAAAATCCTAATTACCCGTTGCGCTTGATTATTTGTCAACTAACTTTAAATGGCATCCTCTGGATGGAATGCCTTTTGAGTGGTGATGAATCCCCCTAGCGGAGGGGCGAAAATAGCAAATTCTGAAAGCGATAGAGAGACGCGGGGGGCTGGTGGCTGACCAGATTCCCATCGGTAGGCACCCGACATCATACTCGATACTTCCCTTATCTCCTGCGGGAGGCCTGTTCGTCAGAGCAGGCTTTTTTTTGTTTTACTCAAAGTGTGTCTGGCTAGTTGAGCCAAGCTATTGGTATCATAATTTCTTAACAAAGGAGGAGTTTATGGCTTGGCAGGGTGTTCCATTTCGCGTACCTTTCGATGTAAACGAGTATATTACGGTCGCACTTAATAGCCTCCCCAAGATAACAGTTGAGAGTTCTACTGATTACTGGGGGATTGCACTCACGGCAGGTGCGGCTTTAGTCGGAGGCATCATACCTGCATGGATCGCAAGACGAACCTTCAAAGAGAATTCATATTTACTCAAGTCTGAAAGAAAAGAACAGCAGGAATTTCTAGCAGAAGAAAGAGCTCAGCAACAAACGTTTTTAACTAATGAACGAATAGAAAATAGTAAGCATTTGGATGAGGATAGGCAAACACAACTAGAAATAGCAAAGAAAAACTTCAATATGCAAGTGCTCTCAGCTAATAGACAGGCATGGATTAATGACCTGCGAAGTACGGTTTCAGAATTTCTTTCACTTATGAATGTTTGCATGATGGCAAATTACGATGCCAGGTGGAGTGAGGCAGAATATGATAGGTGCAGGCAACTCCTTAAAGATAATGAGATTGCAGTGCCCGAAAAAAAGTTAAAGAAGTTCGATGTTGATTATCTTTATAAGCAGCTTGATAAACACGAAAGTGAAATTAACAATCTCCATGCGAAGTTAGACTCGACGAGATCTAGAATCAGCTTTTTGGAAAATAAAATTAATTTACTACTTAACCCTTCCGAGCGATTATCAAGATTGATTATTAATCGGATAGCGATATTGCGCAAACTAGTCTGGCATGTAAGTGACTCTGATTTGAATACAAAGAGAGAGTTAAAAAAGACTATTAGCTGTATGGAAGGGAAATTAGTAAAAAATATGCAGAAATGCTTAAAAAAAGAATGGGATAGGGTTAAGGATGGAGTTTGACCTTCTTTGCTAAATCGTTAATTAACCGCCTAACGGCGGTTTTTTTATGCCTGCAACTTTGGAGGAATCATGCAGAACTACACCCCGCCAGGGGGCTGGGGTCCGGTACTTCATTTTTTACATGAGAACAGGTTGGCATTGCAGGGCGCTTTGACAGCGTTCTTTATTGCCTTGCTTTTCTCATTGTGGGACGGGGTAGCTTGGCGCCGCTCATTCACTGCTGGGTTTATCTGCGGATTCGTCGCACTTGCAGTGGTGAGCTTTTTTGAACAGCTGGGCGTATCAGACATGGATTGGTCCTTCGTTATTGGTGCCGCTGTCGGTGGTGCCGGTGTAGACCGCTGCCGTTCTCTGATTAACGCGGCTGTGACGTTATTTGCAAGTAAGAAGGGTATCAACGATGACAAACAACTTTAAGTTATCGCAGCGTAGTGAAAACAATCTCAAAGGTGTAAAGCCACAGCTGGTGGATGTTGTTCGTCGTGCTCTTGAATTGTCCTCGGTGGATTTCGGTATTACTGAAGGGCTTCGTACTCAGGAGCGCCAGAAACAGCTTTACGCTGAAGGTAAAAGTCAGACCATGAACAGTCGGCATCTTACCGGAGAAGCCGTTGATGTTGTGGCTTACGTAGGCGGAACCGTTTCGTGGGATTTCCCACTTTACCGGAAAATTGCTGAAGCCTTCAAACAGGCGGCGCAGGAGCTAAACACACCAGTGGAATGGGGCGGCGACTGGAAAACGCTTGTGGATGGTCCGCATTTTCAGCTTAAGCGATGAAGCGCGATGATCAGAAGGCATTGGATACACATACTACCAGGTCATTGATCTCAGCCAGAGGATATACTTTTTTGTGATACAGGTGGTCAAATTCCCTAAATGAAGTAAAATGCTGTGCGCTATAATTCAGCGACGGCTGTTGTGGGGGAAGTTATGAGAGATCAAGACGTTAGAGCTGCTGTGCACCATAAACTTCTTAAAGAATCTCACTTAGATCCTGAATGTCTTGTGATCGATGAGTTTTCTATATCACTTGGTGCCAGCAGGGCAGATATAGCAGTAGTTAACGGCGTACTTCATGGATACGAACTCAAAAGCGAATTTGATTCTTTGGAGAGATTGCCGTTACAAATCAAACACTATTCTGCTGTTATGGACAAGGTTACTCTTGTAGTAGCTGAGAAGCATTTGGACGGAGCTCTTAAATTAATTCCAGACTGGTGGGGAGTTAAAACCGTATCAGTGGGGCCCAAAGGAGCAATCCTCATCAAGCACAAACGTGGCGAAAGGCTCAATCGAAACTTTGACTCATTAATGCTCGCTCAGTTGTTGTGGAAGGATGAGTGTATTGACGTTCTGGAGCGTTGGGGCTGCTCAAAAGGTTTTAAGAGCAAGCCCCGTTATGAGTTGTGGAATGTTGTCGCGGATACTCTTTCCGCTTCAGATCTCCGATTTGAAGTCAGAACTGCTTTAAAGAAGCGAGTCGATTGGAAGGTTAGGGTCTAGCCTGTAACGACTGTGCCAAGATATTTAACTGCCTAACTACTAAAGTAAGGTGGTGCGTATGGGCTACCTTCCGCCATTCCTTGGAGCCACCTGATCTATTAGTCCCTGCAGCCCTGTCAAAGATGTACTGGTCTCCCCAGCTAAAACCTGGACCAAACACTTGATAATCAGCCGAATTGACAAGTGTCGTACACAGAGCTTTAGTTTGGCTCCAACCATTTCCCTTAACGGCTGTACCTTTAACAAAAATCCATGAAATGTCATTCGAGTATCTGACTGCAACATACTGTGACATAAACCGAGGGTCAACACTCGTTATGGTAGCACTTGCTGTTGGGTAATCACTGAAACATGGGGTTCTGCCCCCAGATGTGTTCTGAGCAACATATAACCAAAGCTCGTACTCATGCCGTGGAATATGGTGAATCACGTGCTGAGGAATGCCCGTTTGCGAACTAGGATAGGAAGTTGAAGATAGGATTAATGATCTCCATGGCGCTTGTCCTGCTAGACCATTGATAATCCCTAAGGCCTGTTGTTTTAAACTATCGTTAGCATTCTGTATGTCTCCATAGTCAACAATGATGTCAATCATGTGAGGCGGAAGGTTCAAATGGTTAAGCAGTTGTGCAAACAAATGCCAGGTTTGAGGACTGATTGATATAGCGATGCCATTAGATATGTTTCGTTGAACAGCATGTATGTAGTTTGCAGTGGAAGCTGGAGACACAACCGGTACGATTTCCTTTCCGTTCGCTCTGGCATCGCTTACGCACATATCCAAAGGATGATGACGACTCGAACCATGCTGATCTAAATACTTCAGGTCTAACAATACCGGACGGTTAGGGGTCCATGCTGTCGCTAGATTAGCGCCGAAGTCGGATAAATAACCGTTCAAAGTTTTTTTATAACAGTCGTTTTCGTAGTCCCAGTCAATATCGAGAATGGTAATGATGGGAGTAATGCCAGAGATTGTAGTCTGATCTAACTGCATCAGAGATTCATACTCAGCAGGTTTCCATTTTAGCTGTGGATAGTAATGATGAAGACTCATTAAAGTTCCTTAATGTCTTTTTAAAATTTTAAATTTAAGAGTGCCTTGCAAGATTTTTATACATCCTGACACGTAAGAAAAAAAGTGAGCTAAATCAAAGTTTTCATAGTTGCTCTCGATGGGGTTGAAATAGTGTTCCATTTATGTATTTTTAAGTAAAGTTTCTTAAGGAGTAAGAGTTTTCCTTACTGCAGGGGTTAGCGTGCCGAGGAAAAAAAGAAGTACTTATTTGAGTCATGTCTCACAAGAAAACGAACGTAGTGAAGAACATTCTTGCTATGAATTTTTCAGGCTGGAGAAAGAGAAGCACGATTAACCTATGCATTTGAGGGGCGATGAGTTATGAAGAATCACTCACCGCCATTCATGACAGGTTATTTATGTATGAACAGAGCACTAAGCATGACTAGCTGCTCTAAAATCTGACTGATGATAAGAAGTTTGCTCTCTGGTGTAACCAGCAAACCGAACATCAAAACAATTAGTGAAATCGCGATAAAAGTTTTCATTTTGAACTCCCGTACATGAATCCCTTAACGGAATTGCTAAGGAGTTACGGTTTACAGATTTGAAAAACTTTCTAAAAAAACAGAAAAACTTCTCCCAACTTTTTGTTGGAAACTCTATGAAAACGTCGATGCAAAGGTAACTTCATGTCTAAACCGGACTGGGAGGCTATCAGGCGTGTGTATGAAACTGATGGCGTATCAGCCCGTAAGTTAGCGGAACAATACGGTGTCAGCCATACGGCGATAAACCAGAAGGCAAAAGCGGAAGGGTGGCTAAAACCCGTTAAGAATGTTGCTGACACAAAAGTTTCCAAGAAAAAACTTTCCATAAAAAAAATGGAAACTAAAACTTTGGAAACTTCGAAATTCAAAAGTGGAAAGTTGCATGTTGCAAAGGATGAACGGGTATCGTTTTCTGAAGACGCAGTGCTTCCGGAACAAGTTGATGCATTGGAATTCGATCCTGATGAATTCGGACTTTCTGACCAGCAGGCATTTTTTGTTTTCTGGTATGTGAGAACAAAAAACCGTGTAGAGGCTTATAAAAAAGCTGGCTACAAATGCACAGGTGATACTGCGTATGCAGCTGCCAGCCGGATGTATAGAAATGTTAAGGTTTCGCGTGCCATCAAAGCTCTGGCTAAACGGATGCGCCAGCGTTACACAGCCGACCTTGATGAAATCGTGGATCAGCTGGTGGCGATCACCCGAGCTGATCCGAATCTTGTTTCTCAGTACAGACGCGTTAACTGTCGTTTCTGCTGGGGGGAAGAAAATAAATATCAGTGGCGTGACGAAAACGAGTATGAAGTTGCAGCTATAAAGGCGTCCGAAAACGGAAAGCCACCGCCTGAGGATGGGGGAACAGGGTTCATTGATAATGCCGACCCGAATCCTGATTGTCCTCGCTGCCAGGGGGAAGGTAAGGGGCAGATGGTTATCAACGATACCCGCGACCTTGAAGGCGATGAGCTGATGTATTACCTCGGCGTGAAGCAGACTAAAAACGGTCTGGAGGTTCTTACCGAAAGTAAGCAAGCCGCTCGCGCCGCCCTGATCCGAATCCTTGAAATTAAGGAGGCGAACAAACCCGCCGTGCCGGTAGTTCCTGAAGAGGATTACCAGCTTCAACCGTTAAATACTGATGAGCCAACACCTGACAATCCAATCCTCTAGTCAGGCCGTCACACTTACACCGAAACAAGCAAATATCTTCGCCTGGGGCTGGCAACGTTCAGCGCGTTTTCGTGACGCGGTTTGTGGCCGTCGCTTCGGTAAAACGTTCCTGGGTAAAGCTGAGATGCGCAGAGCTGCAAGGCTCGCGATGAAGTGGAACGTCAGTATTGAGGATGAAATCTGGTACTGCGCACCCACGCAGAAACAGGCTAAGCGTGTTTTCTGGCGGCGACTGAAACAATCCATCCCACCACACTGGAGGGCGAGCAAGCCAAACGAGACTGAACTATCAATCACGCTGGTTAGCGGTCATATCCTCCGGTGCGTGGGCCTCAATAACTATGATGATCTGCGCGGTTCTGGTCTGTTCTTCGTGCTGATTGATGAATGGGCTGACTGTCCTTATGAGGCATGGGAAGAAGTTCTTCGCCCGATGCTCTCAACCTGTCGTTACACCATCGATGGGGTGACATACATCGGAGGTCACGCGCTTCGTATCGGTACGCCTAAAGGATTTAACCACTGTTACGACACGTGGTTTGCGGGTCAGGTAGGAAGGGAGCCTGACCATAAAAGCTGGCTTTACACGTCTGTTGATGGCGGAAACGTCCCGCCTGAAGAACTAGAAGCTGCCAGGCGAAAAATGGACCCGCGCACTTTCCGGCAGGAATACCTGGCCTCCTTTGAAAACTATCAGGGCGTTATTTATTACTGCTTTGACAGGCGCGAAAACCACACTGACGAAACGGTCCAACGTGGTGACCTTCTTCATATCGGGATGGACTTCAACGTCGGGAAAATGGCCGCGGTGGTTTACGTCATGCGTGATAGTCTGCCGCGTGCTGTTGATGAGTTCATGGATGTTTTCGACACGCCAGCGATGATAGAGGCGATACAGAAAAAATACTCCAGAGAAAATCATCAAATAAAAATTTATCCGGATGCCTCGGGGAAAAATCGAAAATCCTCTGATGCGAGTAACTCAGATATCGCTTTGCTTGAGAAGGCGGGTTTTGACGTATGCGTGAATAACGCTAACCCTGCGGTGAAGGACCGCATCAACGCTGTAAATGCGATGTTCTGTAATACCTATGGCGAACGCCGATTACAGGTCAACACGCGCACCTGTCCAAAGTTCACGCAATGCCTTGAGCGTCAGGTTTACAACGACCAGGGCGAACCTGATAAAAAAGGTGGGTTTGACCACGCCAATGACGGGGGCGGCTATCCAATCGCGTACCTGTTCCCAATCAAAGAGAAAGTTTACGAAATCGAACTGGAAACCACATTCTGATGGCAAACAACGACATTACTTTTGTCAGGCCTGAGCAGAAAGCGGCCTGTGCGCTTTGGATAAAAATCCGCGACGTCTGCAAAGGCGCTGAAGCGATAAAAAGCAAAGGGGGGGAATATCTCCCCCTTCTTGATCCTGGCGACCGTTCAGCTAAAGCCAAACAGCGAAATCAGGATTACCGTGACAGGGCCGTTTTTTACCCCATTACCGGCAATACAAAAATCGGACTGCTGGGCATGGCCTACCGAAAAGATCCCACGATGACCGCTCCGGTAAAACTGGAATACCTGAAAACCAATTCGGACGGTGGCGGGGTAAGTATCTATCAGTTGTCGCAACTGGTACTGGAGGACATTCTTGAAACGGCCCGCCACGGTCTCTATGTGGATTACGCCAAAGAAAGCGATCAGGCCATCATTCTGCGATACACGCCGGAGAACATTATCAACTGGAGAACTGAGCGCATTAACGGGCGCAACCAGTTGGTGCTGGTGGTGCTGCGTGAGGTGATAGAAGAGAAGGACGGCTACGGATTCAGGGAGCTTGTACAGTATCGGGAGTTGGCTCTAATCAATGGCCGATTTGTTTGTCGCGTCTGGCGGTCAAAAGCAGAGAATGGCGGCGGGGTGTTTACGGTTGATGCTGAGTATAACCCGAAGCCTAAAGGGCAGGATTTCTGGGATGAAATTCCTTTTACGTTTGTCGGAGCACAAAACAATGACGAGACTATCGACGATCCACCGCTGGCCACACTGGCAGAAATTAATCTGGGCCACTACCGGAACAGTGCTGATTACGAAGACAGTGTCTGGTTCTGCGGTCAGGTTCAGCCATATATGTCTGGGCTTGATAAAGACTGGCGAGACTTTTTACAGAAGTCAGGCGTTAAGGTCGGTTCACGTAATCCTCTTTTGCTCCCAGAAAACGGCGTTTTTGGTTATGCACAGGCTCAACCCAACATGCTTGCAAAAGAGGCTATGGACAGTAAGCGTGATTACATGGTCCAGCTTGGAGCAAGGCTCATCGAGCAAAACAGCGCCACAAAGACAGCAACACAGGCTAGCGGTGAACAGTCTGCTGCAACATCAGTCCTGAGTATTTGCGTATCGAACGTGTCAGAGGCTTTCAGCAAGGCATTGGCTTGGTGCGCGAAATATCTCGGCGTGACGGATGAACAAGCGGATTACACCATCAACCAGGAGTTTATCGCTAGGGTGGCAGATTCCGGGATGGTGGCTGTTCTGGTCAGTGCCTGGCAGTCAGGCGCTATCCGTGACAGTGACCTGGTGCGCGTGCTTCAAAAGCTGGACATCATTGATCCGGCTGACAGCGTGGACGAGGTGATTGACGCGCTGCGCAACGCGAACCCTACATTGCTGGATAAGTGATATGGCCACCGTAAACGAGCAGCTTCGTGACGAGGCGATTTCACACGCAATTGGTATAAATCGCTTCGGCACCGGAATAGCAAACCGGATGCTGAAAATCCTCAACGCCAGTGACGCCGATATCAGTGCAAAACTGATTGTGGCGCTGGAAACCCTTTCCCCTGAAAGTTTCACCGTAAGGCGGCTTGAATCTCTCCTGGGGGATGTTCGTTCGCTCAACCGTCAGGCGGTTGACTCCATGTTTTCTGCAATGTCAGGTGAGCTGAGGGCGCTGGCAGGGTATGAGGCTGGCTATCAAATCAGCCTGTTTGATTCCCTCTTGCCGGATATCGTTCTGAAGCGTTACCCGTTGCAGGGCATCACGGCGGATATGGTTTATGCCGCCACCATGTCACAGCCTTTTCAGGGGCGGTTATTGTCGGAGTGGGCCGAGGGTCTGGAAACCGACAGGATGACCCGCATCGTTAATGCTGTTCGTCATGGTTATCTTCAGGGGGAAACTACTGAGACCATCGCCCGAAGGGTGAGAGGCCACGCTAACAAGGGCTATAAAGACGGTGCGCTGCAGATGAGCAGGGCAAACGCCAGCAGCATCGTAAAATCAGCGGTCAACCATCTCGCAGCAACGGCGCGACACAGCTTCGCAAAAGCGAACAGTGACGTTATTGAGTGTAAGCAGTGGCTTTCAACGCTTGATAACAAAACCACGCCCGTTTGCATGATACGCGACCGCAGAAAGTATACGCTGGAAAATAAACCGATAGGGCACAAGGTGCCTTATTTGCAGGGGCCAGGCCGAGTTCATTTTTGTTGCCGCTCAACCGAAACGCTGGTGGTGAAATCATGGCACCAGCTTGGGATTGATGCCGATGAAATGGACGCAGGAACCCGCGCCAGTATGGACGGACAAGTACCGGCAGGCATTACCTACAACGACTGGTTACTCAGTCAGTCATTCACCCGACAGGTTCAGGTGCTGGGTGAAACCCGCGCCAGGCTCATTCGTGACGGCGGTATGCGTCCTGATGAGTTCTACACCGATAAAGGGGAATGGCTCACGCTTGAACAGCTCCGCGAATACGACAGCAAGGCTTTCGAGGCCGCAGGGTTGTAAATCATCAGGTCGCTTATGCGGCCTTTTTTATTGGGCGAAGCCCTGAATAATCCCGAGGGGAATTTATGTTAATCCGAAATATGCTTCTGAAATATTACGCTCCAGATGACGGCGGCAATGGTGGCGGTGGCGGTGGTATCGAAATCACCCCAGAGATTCAGAAGCTGATTGATGAACGCGTGACGTCTGAAGTCACCGGACTGAAGTCAAAAAATAACGAGCTGCTGGGAACCATCAAACAGCAAAAAGAAAACCTGGCCCGCTTTGAAGGTATCGATCCTGATGCGGTGAAAACCATCCTCCAGCGTTTTTCTGACGACGAAGAAGCGAAGCTGATCGCCGAAGGGAAAATTGACCAGGTTCTGGAAAAACGCACTGAGCGTTTTCGCGCTGACAGTGACAAACAAATCAAAGCGGCCGTAGAGCGTGCGGAAAAAGCAGAAGGCTTTGCCAACAAGTTCCGCGACCGCGTTCTGGCTGATGCAATCCGTGAAGCGGGGCTGAAGGCCGGTGCGCTGCCTACCGCGTCAGATGATTTGATCCTCCGCGCTCGTGGCACGTTTAAGGTCAACGATGAAGGTGAGGCCATCGCCGTTGATTCAGATGGCAATGCCATTCTCGGCAAGGACGGCAAAACGCCGCTGAGCCCGATTGAATGGGCTGAGTCGCTCAAAGATACCGCGCCACACCTCTTTCCCGCTGCTGAAGGCACGGGGGGCGGTGGACATAAACAGGGTGGAGGTGGTGGAAGCCTGAAGCGCTCAGAAATGACGTCTCAGGAAAAAACTGACTATATCCGCAAACATGGCCAGCAGGCTTTTCTCAAACTCCCGAAATAAAGGATTTTCTCCATGACCACAACTGTAAACTCTGACCTGATTATTTATAACGACCTGGCGCAGACCGCTTTCCTTGAGCGTCGCCAGGATAATTTGCAGGTATTTAACGATGCCTCAAACGGGGCCATCGTTCTGGACAACGAACTGATCGAAGGTGATTTCCGTAAACGTGCGTTCTACAAAGTCGGCGGCAGCATCGAAACCCGCAACGTTAACTCAACCGAAACGGTAGAAGGCAAAAAAATCGGTGCTGGCGAAGCAGTATCGGTAAAAGCGCCGTGGAAATATGGCCCATACCACACCACTGAAGAAGCGTTTAAACGCCGCGGTCGAAGTGTAGACGAGTTCTCTGAAGTAGTTGGCGTTGACGTTGCAGACGCTGCGCTTGAAGGCTACGTGAAATATGGCCTGAAGGCGCTGATCGCTGCAATCGGCGGTAATGCAGACATGGTGGTTACCGCCGATATTGAAACTGACGGTAAGCGTACCCTTACCCGTGGGCTGCGTAAGTACGGCGACAAATTTAACCGCGTCGCGCTGTTCGTCATGCACTCCGCTACCTATTTCGACATCGTGGATGAGGCTATCGCCAACAAAATCCACGAAGAAGCGGGTGTGGTTGTGTACGGTGGTCAGCCTGGCACGCTGGGTAAGCCGGTTCTTGTCACTGACTCAATGGATGTTGATGCCATTCTTGGACTGGTTCAGGGCGCGGTGTATGTCACCGAGTCACAGGTTCCTGGCTTCCGTTCTTACGACATCAACGATCAGGAAAACCTTGCAGTAGGCTTCCGCGCAGAAGGTACGGTGAATGTTGAGCTTCTCGGCTACAGCTGGGATGAATCGAAAGGCGATAAAAACCCGAGCCTGGAAAAAATCGGCACGGAAGGTAACTGGAAAAAACATTTCACCTCCAACAAATCCACGGCGGGCGTGCTGATCAAACTCACTGGCACCGAAACTGTAGAACAGTCTGTAAAGTAAGCCTGTCAGCGGATAAAACCTCCGTCACCGCTGACGGTACAGATTCCGTAACCTTCTCCGTCAAAGTCACCAAAGATGATGCGCCCGTTTCGGGTGCGGCTATCTCCTGGGCGACGTCTGGAGGGGTGCTCAGTTCGGAATCAACTTCGACGGGCTCTGCTGGTGGCTCAAAGGTAAAACTAACCTCAGAAGAGGCTGGTGAATTTGCCGTGACCGCCACGGTTGATGGCGTGGGCGTCACGTCTGAAAAAATCACCTTTGCACCAGCAGGTGCGTAATCAACAGGGGGCTTGTCCCCCTTAAATTTTTGGTGAGACATGATTGATACCAATATCACCTCTCCTGATTTCAACAGCTACGCCAGCGAAGCCGATTTGCAGAAATATGCGACCGCGCGTGATCTGACGCTGCCGGAAAATCTCCCCGCGATTCTTCTTAAGGCTATGGATTATCTGGAAGGCCTGAGCTGGTACGGCATCCGCGCCAGCCCGTCACAGCCGCTGTGCTGGCCCCGTCTCGATATCGAATTTGACGGTCATCCTTTCCCGTCAGATCAGATCCCCCGTCAGGTTATTACCGCCCAGTGCATGCTGGCGGTTGAAGCGGTTGACGGTGATTTACTCGGTTCCTCCCGTGAGGCTGCGGTGAAAACTGAGCGCGTGGAAGGGGCTGTGACGATGACGTACGCCGTTGCTGATGGTGAGGCCTTCGTTCCGTCTTATCCATCCGTTGACGCGCTTCTGGCAGCGTTTATGGGCGGGCGCGGGTTTGCCATTAACACATTCTCGGAGCGTGGATAATGCCGATTAATTATCAGCGTATGCAGCAACGCTCTGACAGGCTGCTTCGTCAGAACGGCGCGGAATATCCGGTAACGCGTAAAGGCACGGTTTCGGTCATCGGTGGCGTTGAACATCAGACTGAAGACGAGACGTTTACCGCCTGGGGCGTAAGAACCGAATATGCCCCTGACGAGATTGACGGAAACAACATCCAGCGCGGTGATGTGAAAATCGTTTTCACGTCAGAAAAAATTATCGAAATTGGCGATCTGGTTAACGTTGACGGCAAACAACACAGGGTTATCAAACCTAATCCGGTTAAGCCCGCTTCACTGGTGATTTGCTATAAGGCACAGCTGAGGGCATAGCATGGCTGAAAACGATGATTTCATGGCCTCCATCGATGCATTCGTGGCAAAAGCAAAGTCAAATCAGGAGCAGGTTGCCAGGGCTGGATGTATACGCATCCTTGCGCGTCTCGTCGAAATGTCTCCGGTTGGTAACCCCGAGCTGTGGGAAGTTAACCAGACGGCGGTGCAGTACAACAACGCCGTTACCGAGTACAACGATCAGCTGCGTAATGACCCTGACAACCTGACCCGAAACGGTCGCCTGAAACGAGGCCGTAAGATTCATGACAGCATGGCGATCAGATCCCCTGCGGGTTATACGGGCGGGCGGTTTCGGGGTAACTGGCAGGTTTCTTTCGATGCACGGACAACGGAAGAGACGGGACGCATCGACAAAAGCGGTGGTGAAACACTGCGGGCCGGAAATCTTGTTCTCTCACAGTTTCGCGTGGGTATGAAGGAGGTCTTTTTTTGCAATAACGTACCCTACGCCTATCCGCTTGAAATGGGGCATTCCTCTCAGGCTCCAGGCGGGATGGTGCGTATCACAGCCGCAGAGGCGGCGCGTTTTTTTGATGAAGCGGCTAAGGAGATCAGTTAATCATGCGTATCACTGTTCTGGATGACGATCCCGGTAAGCGTATTAGTCCAGGCGCAGAGCGCTACGAGGTCCGACTCGACGGGGAACTCATTAAATACTGCCTGACGGCGGATGATGATAAAGGCCTGGTCATTTGTGCGGTTGCAGATGAGAGAGGACTCATGAGGGCGCGAAATGGTGAGGTGGAGAAAACCACGCTTTACGGGACGGTCGAAATAAGGCGGATGCCGTGAACATTCAACCCGATATTACAGCGCTGCTGGATAAACATCTGGGTGAATGGGCTGATAAGGAAGGTATTTCGGTTTCCTGGGATAATGTGGAATTCACTCCGCCTGAAACGGGCGTTTATCTTCAGTCACATGATCTGCCGGCCACACCATACAGTATTGACCTGGCCGGAAAATGTCAGGTTTATCCTGGTGTGTATCAGATTAATGTTATTGCCAGAACGGCAACGGGTCGAACGCTTGCTGCGCAGACGGCAAAAAAAATCACCGCGCTTTTTCATCAAAACCTTGTCCTTGTCGGCGAAGGTTTTACCTGCTGGGTTTTATCACTTCCCGCCATTCATCGTGGCATCAATAACGGCGTGAACTGGACTGTTCCGGTCAGCCTGACTTACCGCGCAGAAACCACAGTCTGATTTCTGCTGCACACCCTAACTTAATTCCAGTGGAGATATCTCTATGGGCTTTGCATTGCCTAACGGCTCGCACGTCTATCTGGCGTCGGGCTATGATCCTGCGGTTCCATTTACAGGGGCGACTAATGCCGAACATACCGTTGTCACGGTTGAATCAGGGGGCGGCTTTGCTTCTGGCGACGTTGTTCACGTCAATTGTGACTGGACCGGAATTGACAACGTCGTCGCGCTGGTTGATGCCGTTGCAGGTTCGGCGGTAACCCTTCGCAACATCAACACCACCAACACCGGGAAATTTCCTGCTGGTGGTGGAAGCGGTACTCTGCGTAAGGTCACCGAATGGACCGAAATCCCTCAGATCACCGAGGTGGCGAACGCGGGTGGCGAGCAGAATACTACGCAGATCCAGTTTTTGTCTGATGACCGCCAGCGTAACCTGAACACCTACAAATCAGCCAGCTCGCAGACCTACACCATCGCGCATGATTCATCGCTTCCGGTTTACCCGCTGCTGCGCCAGCTCGACGAAGACGAAGAAACGGTGGCGGCGTACATGTACGTGCCTAAAGCGAAAGAAAACCGCTACTGGGCGGCGACTGCATCTTTCAACGATATCCCGCAGACAGCAGTTAACTCGGTAGAAACCGTTAGCGCTGTTCTCAACCTTCAATCACCTGCTATGACGTTCTACAAAACCGTCAACGTTACTACCCCAGCAGTACAGGTCACGGGGGTTACTCTCAACGAGACGAAACTGGATCTGGATGCTGGCGAAACAGCTCAGCTGGTGGCTGAAGTCACTCCGGCAGATGCCACAAATAAACAGGTCACCTGGTCAAGTTCGAATGAAGAAGTCGCCAAAGTTAGCGCCGATGGGCTCGTGACGGCGATGGCTGGTGCTGGCGGTACGACGATTATCACCTGCACAACGGTAGACGGCGGTAAAACCGCAACCTGTGAAGTTACCGAAACGGTAGCCTGATTACCGGCCCTCTGCTGAGGGCTTTTTTTATTTTGAGAAGGAAAACACAATGGCAACTAAATTTGAGCTGCAACCGAAACCGACTTTTAAAGCCAACGTAGAGATCCCGCGAGCAGGGGAAGAGCCTGGCGTGCTGACTTTTACGTTCCGTCATAAGTCAGCGGATCAGATCAAAGAGATGGAAAAGCGTGAAGGGGCAACGGCAGTTGATTTTCTGTCTGAAATAATTGAGGGCTGGGCGCTGCCTCAACCTTACACCCGCGAAAACCTGACGGTGTTACTGAATAACTACCTGAGCGCGGCAGGTGCAATCACCGAAAAATATTACGCCGAACTGATGGGGATCCGGGAAAAAAACTAATAGCGGTTGCCTCTGCATTCTATACGCCTGAAGTGGCAGCGGAGGACATGGCCACCTTCGGGCTGACTGATGACGATTACGACGATGTGATCGTTCACGTTCTGCCTGATGTGTGGCCCGCCTTTTGCCTGTTCCAGTCGCTGTCTACGCAATGGCGCACTGGCTTTGGTGGCGCGACAGGACTTGATTATAACGTGCTGCCTTGGCTGATGCGCGTTCACGGCATCGAGGATGAGGCAACCGCCCTAAATGACATCCGTATCATGGAGCGATCCGCTCTGAAAACCATGCACAAAAAAGAGGTGGCCTGATGAGTGATATCGCCACGATCTCACTGCGTGTTAACACCAGCGGGCTGGAAAGAGGCACGCAGGAGCTTGATAAATTCCGCCACGCGGCTAAAGGCGGGGCTGGCTCTGCTGATGAACTTAGCCAGAGCGTTGATGAAACTCACCGCAGGGTGGAAGAACTGCGTAAGCGCCTGGCGAATAGTGAGGCTGCAACCAGGAAAAATGCCTCCGCTCAGGATGAGCTGGCTTCGGCGTTTTATAAGCAAATTGACAGCATCAAGAATGCCGCAAAAGAAACGGATAATATTGCGGCGATACGCTCCCGCCTTCATGCGGCTCAGAAATCAGGGAATCTCATCCAGGAAGATTATCTGGCGTTGCTGTCAGCAATTACCGCCAAACAAATCGAAGGCCGACGCGCGGAAGAAAGCGCCGCGATAGCGCGGGAAGTTTTTCTCAAAAAACTGAAAGATCAGGTAGCAACCACGCGCCTTTCCCGTGAAGAGCTACTGCGCTACAGGGCAGAACAGCTGGGGGCCGGTTCGGCTGCTGAGATTTATATCCAGAAGCTGAAGAAGGCCGAAGAGGGTACTGCACGCTTCACTCTCAAAACCGCTGCAGCAGGTAAAAACCTGCGCACTCTGGCCGCTTCACTCGTCAGAAGCAACCTGGGCGGTGCGGCAGGTACCGGAACGTCTTTTCTTGGAAATATCGGGGCTTTGACACCGCAAGTTGCTCTTTTTGCGGGTGCAGTCGCAACGCTTGGAACTGCATACTACAAAGGCCAGCAGGAAAGCAGCGAGTTTAATAAGCAGCTCGCACTGACGGGAAATTATGCTGGCCGTACAACTGGACAACTGAATAATCTGGCTAAAGCTATCTCAGGCAACGGCATCACGCGTGGTGATGCAGCGGCGGCGCTGGCGAAAGTAGTTGGCACAGGAAGTTTCGGAAGCAACCAGCTTGAGATGATTACCCGTTCTGCGGTCAAACTTGAGCAAGTTACTGGCCAGTCAGTAGATGCTACCGTCGGGCATTTTGCACGGCTGCAAAAGGAGCCTCTTAGCGCCGCAAAAGAACTGGATGAGCAGCTTCACTTTCTGACCGCCAGCCAGCTTGAACAAATTACTTCTCTTTCACAGGTTGGTGATACTACCGGCGCGGCAAAAATCGCGATGGATGCGTATGCCGACGCCATTCAAAACCGTACTACTGACATCACCAACAATCTGGGCTTTCTGGAATGGGGTTGGCAGGCTATCAAGCAGAAAGCCGCTGAAGCCTGGGATGCCATGCTGGGTATTGGACGTCCTGAAACAATCGAAGACCAGATTGAAAACCTACAGAAACGCGCACGCAGAAAAATCCCTACGCCGTCAGGGATGAACAATTATGGGGCCGAAAAGTCACTGGATGAGCTGAAGGAAGAAAAATTTCAGGCTGATATTGCTGCGGCGCGTGAAAAGGCTGAAAGAGACGAAGAAGAGCGCAGGAAGCGCAGCTTCAACGAGGATCAAAAGTGGAAGTTACAGTACGAAAACAAGGAAGAGCAGCACCAGCGGCGCCTGGCTGAAATTCGCAATTCTTATGCTTCTCAGGCCGCGAAGGATGAAGCAATTCGCCGTGAGAATGAAAGTTATGCCAGAAGCCAGCAAAAGGGGCAGAAGAAGGAAAAAACCTACACTGATGATTCTGCAACTAAGATGCTTCAGGAATCATCGAAACGCCTGGCTGTACTGAAAGCGCAGGATGAAACAACCAACAGCCTGACGTCAGAAGAAAAGCGTCTGCTGGAATTCAACCAGCAAATTGCCGACCTGAAGCAAAAAAGCATTTTAACGGCAGACCAAAAAAGTCTTATCGCCAGAAGTAGTGAGATCCGCGCAGCACTTGAGGCTGAAAGTGCAGAGGCTAAGCGGATTCAAAATATCAAGGAGATCGCGAAGGGCCATGAAACTTCCCTGAGATTCATTCAGCAACAAAGCGCTCTCATTTCAGCGATGGACAGCACCGCGGGAATGAGCAACCGACAAGCGCAGCGTCAAAAAGAGCGTGAGCAGCTCAAACTGATGAAAGCCTCTGAAGAGGATAAATCAGCAGCAAGCAACAAGCTTGAAGAGCGCTATGCGAAGGAGGATGAATTGCGCGGCGACTGGCTTGCAGGGGCTAAAAAGGGCTGGGCTGAGTATGAGGATTCAGCCACCAACGTTTACGATAATGTTGCGAGTGTTAGCCAGGGGGCATTCGCCAGCATGTCAAATAGCCTCGCTGATTTCTTCACTACCGGAAAGGCAAATTTCAAAGACTATCTGACCACCTTCCTGAAAGGCATTACCCAGATGTTGACTCAAATTGCTCTGGTTAATTCTGCTAAAAGCGCCGCAGGTATATTCGGCTTCGCTGGCGGCGGTGCCGTTCCTCAGTTTGACTCAGGAGGTTATACCGGGGCTGGTGGAAAGTTTGAACCTAAAGGGATTGTTCACGGCGGTGAGTTCGTATTTACCAAAGAGGCAACCAGCGCTCTTGGCGTTGATAATCTTTACGCACTTATGCATAACGCACAGGGTTATGCAGAGGGCGGCGTGGTTGGACGTGCGCCAATGTATGGGCTTTCAGGTGGTGGGCTTACGGTGAATGTTGATGCTCCTGTATCTGTTACTCAGGGAGGTGGCACAGGGGCAATTAATTCAAGCCGTAAGGGGGCTGAGCATATAGGTAATCTTGTGAAATTAGTGGTTCAAAATGAGGTTAGTATGCGCTTAAAGAAAGAGCTGTCTGCAGGAGGGGTGTTATATAAGTGACAAGAGGCATATCATAAATTATAGCTTTTATAAAGCTAATCGGCTATTTTTTGTGCTGTTTTTTGGGACAAATCCAGATTTTATGATATAATATGATCATGAGTTCTTAGTTCGTATGACCCTCGATACTCAGCCGATTTTTGCATCTCAGCGAGTTCAACTCTCGCTCATATTATTCCCTATGACCCAACGCTAATTGCTCTATCTATTAGTGCAGTAACTTTAGCAGGCTTCGCTGCCTACAAACTATTCAGTTACATCAAAAAGTCAAAAAAAGCAAAAGCTCAGGAATATAAGGATTATGATATGAATACACCTACTACAATTGAAAATAAAAACATCTGTGAAACAATGATTTACAATGCAAGTTGTGGTGTTTTAGGGAATATCATATATGACACAGGCCGTGAGATGCCATCATGACAAACAACCCGCTTCGGCGGGTTTTTTTATAGGTGAAAAATGACAGATACCTTCACATGGGCCACACAGGTTTCACCAACCGCGACCGACACCATTAATCTTTTTACCGTGCAGTTCGGAGATGGTTACGAACAGGTTGCCATTAACGGCATCAATAATGTAACAGAAGAATGGGAGCTAACCTGGACGGGGAAGAAAAAAGACGTTTCGGCTATCCGTGCGTTTCTTCATACCCATGCTCATCAATCGTTCTGGTGGTCGAATCCGTGGGGTGAGAAAAAACTCTACCGAGTGAAGCCTGACTCAATCAAACCAACATTTATCTCAGGGAAAGTAGTCTCAGTGGCCTTCACATTTAAACAGGCCTTTGCCCCATAATTTTAATTTTTTATGAGTTTGGTTTATGACAAGTTTAGAAGTGACTGGTAGCATGCGAGCCGCTTTAAAATAAAAATATGTGAATTAATTTAGGATTATTTGTTAATGAAAAAGTTAGCGCTTCTGGTTTTAAGTGTTGGATTCCTGTCTGCTTGTGCTACTAAGCAATATCCTCAGGCTCCTGCGGTCACAGGGGAAGAGACTTCTGCATTCGACTGTCAGGCGATCAAACAGGAAATTGCTAAAACGCACAGCATTCAACAAGAAATCGAGTCAACAGGTGAATTTGATGGCCGAACAGTTCTTGGCGTGCTGGGGGATTTTGGCATTGGTAATGGTATGGCTAAAAGTGATGCCAGAAAAAAGGCACAGGCGCGACTCAATCAGCTTGAATCTTTGAAACAGGTCAAGTGCCAGTAAAGAATTCAGGTCAAAACACAAACCCGCTTCGGCGGGTTTTTTTATGGGTAAAATTTATGGGGTTAAATGCTGATTTCCAGGCGCTGGAACCTGGCGAAAAAATCCAGCTAATCGAGGTTGATGGAACCTCCTTCGGGATGGATAAAGTGCTTCGCTTCCACGCGTACAATATCCACTCCGAAGGCTGGGCATCGTTTGCTGCTGACAATCTCCCATCGATCATCTGGCAGGGTAACGAATACGATCCGCATCCCTACGAGGTTACGGGTCTGGAATTATCGGGGTCGGGCCCACAGCCGACGCCGACTCTTTCAGTGGGGAATATATCTAACTATGTTACGGCACTCTGTTTGCAGTATGACGACATGGTGAAGGCTAAGGTTCGCATTCATACCACGTTCGCTAAATATCTGGATGCCGCTAACTGGGGGCATGGCAACCCTAACGCCAACCCTAACGAAGAGCGTGTGCAGCTTTTCTATATCAATGCCCGAACCGCAGAATCGCGCGTACAGGTCGATTTTGAACTGTGTTCCCCCTTCGATATTCAGAACCTACAGCTGCCGGCAAGGCAAATTCTTCCCGTGTGTACATGGTGCCTCCGGGGCTGGTACCGCACAGGTAACGGCTGCGACTACAACGGCACGAAGTATTTTCAGAAAGACGGCACGCCAACTGATAACCCTGCTCTGGATGTGTGCGGCGGTCGTATGCAGGATTGCAGGGATCGCTTTGGACAGGACAACCCACTTCCTTTCGGTGGCTTTCCTGCGGCAAATTTACAGGGGAAATAGCATGCGTAAACGCCTGATGGACGCAATACGTAAACACGTCGCGGCTGAGTACCCGAAAGAGGCCTGCGGCGTGATCGTTGAAACGAGTATGGGGCAGAAATACGTTTCCTGTCGCAACGTGGCCAGTGACCCTACTGAAACTTTCACGATGTCACCCGATGACCGACGTGCGGCTGAAAAACTGGGTGAGATCATCATGGTTATCCATTCTCACCCGGATGTCACCCGGCTGGTACCGTCTGAATTCGACCGTATCCAGTGCGACTGGTCAGGGATTGAGTGGGGGATTATGTCCTGGCCTGACGGTGATTTTTGCACGATTTCACCCCGTGACGAACGCGATTATGTCGGGCGTCAGTGGCTGCTCGGATACGCTGATTGCTGGTCGCTGATTCGTGAGTATTACCAGCGTGAACACGGCGTGGTTCTGGGGGATTACTCTGTCGATTACGAGTGGTGGATTAATGCGAAAGAAAACCGCTACGACGATAACTGGAAGCGCGAAGGGTTCTACGAGGTGCCATCCAGCCAGATACAACCTGGCGACATGATCATGATGCAGGTCAGCGCCCCTGTAACCAATCACGCCGCGATTTACCTGGGCGACAACCAGATGCTTCATCACATGTCAGGACAGCTATCAACGCGCGTGCCTTATGGCAAATATTACCGTGATCGGACTGTACGCGTGGTAAGACACAAAGGAGTAAACCTTGAAAAAAACGCTGATTCTTAAAGGCCGCATGGCGAAAAAGTTCGGTAAAACTCACCAGTTTCATGTGGCAGACCTGCGCGAAATGCTCAGAGCGATGTGTACGCAGGTGCCTGGGTTCAGGAAGTACATGAGCGAGGCGCATATGAACGGTATTCGCTTCGCATTTTTTAGCGGTCGCAACAATATCGGGATAGACGAGTTTGATATGACCGCCGGAGGGGAGGTGTTCAGTATTGAGCCTGTTATTGAAGGGGCAAAGCGGGGTGGATTCCTTCAGGTCGTTATAGGCGCGGCTGCGCTTGCTGCAGCATTCTTCACAGCTGGCGGCTCACTGGCGCTGTGGGGGGCTGCGCTGGGCGCAACTACGGCAACTGGTGCCGCTGTCACAGCCTTGACCTCTATTGGTCTCAGCATGGTTCTGGGCGGGGTAGTGCAGATGCTGACACCGCAGCCTGATTTCAACGTTGGAGCGTCCTCCAGCACCTACAACAAGCCTAACTATGCCTTTGGTGCTCCGGTGAATACCGTATCAATGGGCTACCCCGTTCCTGTGCTTTACGGTGATCGGGAAATCGGCGGCGCGATCATCAGCGCGGGGATGTTCTCCAGCGATCAGCAGTAATCATCAATTTCTGACAGGCCACCTTTTCGGTGGCCTTTTTTATGGGTGCAATATGAACTACTCATTCACGGAAACCCCGTATTCAGGAAGAAAGGGCGGAGGTGGAAGCTCGCACACGCCTGTTGAGCAACCCGACGATTTGCTGTCTGAAGCCCGTTTAAAAATGCTGGTGGCCCTTTCTGAAGGTGAAATTCAGGGCGATTTGACCGCACAGGAAATTTACCTCAACGATACCCCCCTGGCGAATGCGAACGGCACTTATAACTTTGAGGGCGTTAACTGGGAATTTCGCACCGGCACACAGGACCAGGAATACATTACCGGTTTGCCTGAGGTCAATAACGAACTATCAGTTGGGGTAGTCGTCAGTGAATCGGTATCGTGGACCCGACAGTTTACTAATCTGGCGCTTGATGCCGTCAGAATTAAGCTGAGTTTGCCCGTTCAGTACCGCTATAAGAATAACGGCGATATGGTTGGTACGGTAACCGAGTACGCCATTGACCTTTCAACCGATGGAGGGAACTGGCAGGAAGTGGTCAGGGGCAAATTTGACGGAAAAACCACGTCAGAGTATCAGCGGGATCACCGGATAAATTTTCCTAAGTCCTCTACCGGCTGGTCTGTTCGGGTTCGTCGCCTTACTCCTGATTCGACGGATTCAAAACTGGTTAACGCCTTTAGCGTCTTTTCTTTCGCTGAGGTAATCGACAGCAAGCTTCGATATCCCAATACCGCACTGCTGTACATTGAGGTTAATGCCAGCCAGTTTAATGGATCTGCGCCGAAGATAACCTGTAAGCCGAAGGGCAAAATCATTCGCGTACCTGATAACTATGATCCCGTTTATCGCACGTACTCCGGTAGCTGGTCGGGCGGGTTTAAATGGGCGTACAGCAATAATCCCGCCTGGATTTTTTACGATCTCCTGCTGGATGAGATTTACGGTATGGGTTCGCGCATTGATGCCAGCATGGTTGATAAGTGGGAGCTGTATGAAATAGCGCGTTATTGCGATGAATCGGTTTCTGACGGCGCTGGCGGCACTGAACCCAGGTTCACCTGCAATGTGTTTATACAGAGCCAGCAGGATGCCTACACGGTACTTAACGACCTGGCTGCGGTATTTCGCGGGATCACATTCTGGGGCAACGAGCAGCTTTTTATTAAAGCTGACGTGCCGCAGGACGACGTTGACTGGGTTTATACCGCGTCAAACGTTATCAACGGCGAATTCTCTTACGCTGGAGGCAGCTACAAAAAACGTTATTCTTCATGCCTGGTGTCATGGTCTGACCCTGTCAACCATTACAGCGACACGGTGGAAGGGGTTTATGACTCAGCCCTGGTTGAGCGCTACCAGGTTAACCAGCTCACGCTTACGGCCATAGGCTGCACAAAACAGAGTGAGGCGCACCGACGCGGCCGCTGGGCGCTGCTGTCGAGCGTTAAAGACGGCTCTGTGACATTTGGTGTGGGGCTTGATGGCTACATACCGTTGCCGTCGCAGGTGATAGGGGTTGCCGATCCGTTCCGTGCAGGTATTCAGAACGGCGGGCGCATGAAGGCGATTAAGGGGCGCGTCGTGACCCTCGATCGCGCCATAGACTATGAGGCCGGTGCCCGTCTGGTTATGAACATGCCTGATGGTACCACCCAGTCGCGCACCATTGAGGCCGTGGACAACGAAGAGCAGACGGTAACCCTGACAACCGCATACAGCCAGACGCCCGTTTACGGCGCTATATGGGCTATCGACAGCGACAGGGTAGCTATTCAGTATTTCCGGGTGATGTCTGTTGCCGCTAACGACGATGAAACAGGCGGTTTCACCATTTCGGCAATTCAGCACGACCCGGAGAAATATCGCTACATCGATGACGGCGTGCGTATCGAAAGCCCTCCAATCACCGTTACACCGATTAATGTTATCAGTGCACCTGAAAACATTGTTATTAAGGAGACTGATTATGTCGCCCAGGGGCTGACGGTAGCGACGATGTATGTGTCCTGGAACAAGGTCGATGGGGCTATCCGCTATATTGCACAGTGGCGTAAGGATAACGGCGACTGGATAAATGTTCCGGTTACAAGCGCCCAGGGATTCTCTGTTGAGGGAATTTATACAGGCTCATACGATGTGAGGGTGAGGGCGCTAAATGCGCAGGAAACGTCATCACCGTGGGGTTATGCCGATAATACTTTCCTCTCAGGAAAGCAGGGCAAGCCAGGCACTCCGACCAACTTCCGCGCCACCGATAACGTTGTGTGGAATATCGACCTGGCCTGGGGTTTCCCAGACGGTTCAGGCGATACAGCATTTACGGAAATTGAGCGGGCCACTACCTCCGACTTCCAGAATCCTCAACAGCTCACTCTACTGGCCTATCCCTCATCAAGTTATCAGCACGGGCCCATGAAAGCGGGCGTCAGTCAGTGGTATCGCGCTCGTCTGGTTGATCGTATTGGAAACGTTGGTGACTGGACTGAATGGGTTAAGGGTGTAACCAATCAGGATGCGTCAGATTTGATTGGTGACTTAGACAATGAGATCCAAAATTCCGGTGTGTGGGATCGGTTCAATCAGGGTATTAACTCAAATCTGGAAGCGAGCCTGAATAACTCACTGGCCATCGGCAAAGTATCTTTTCGCCAGTGGGAGCAGTATGGCGAGGTCAAAGCTGAAGTCATGGTGGTGACCACAACGATAGCTGAGGTTGACAGGTCACTTGCTGAACTTGCCGTCAGTGTCAGAGCGCAGTTTGAAGAAGCTGATGCTCATATACTTGAGGTGCGTAAGGCCGCTGCTGATGCTCAGGGCGCAGTCTCTTCGCTCGAAACATCAGTGAATGCTTCAATTGGTGAGTTAACCGCAGGAATTAACCAGAAATTTGACTCCTATGTTAAATCAGACGGAACTGCAGCGGCTTATTACACCCTGAATCTTGGTGTAGATAAGAACGGCGTGAAGTACAACTGCGGTATGGCCTTTGGTATAGAACCGAAAACCGGTGGTGGTTATAAATCTAACGTTATTTTTGCGGCTGATACGTTCGGGATATACACGGGTAGTACTCCTGGTAATTATGAGCTTGTTTTTGCTGTTTCAAACGGACAGGTGATACTGAAAGAAGCCTTCATTGGCAACGGGACAATCACCAATGCGAAAATCGGCAATGAGATCTATTCACTAAATTATGTGAAAGGGATCAGTGGCTGGTATATCGGTAAAAATGGCGAGGCTGAATTTAATAACGCTACATTCAGGGGAACAATCTATGCAACAAACGGTCAGTTTTCTGGCGTTGTCGAGGCGAAATCATTTATAGGCGATGTGGCTAATGGTTACGTATTTGCTGATACAGCATTAACTGCTGGTAATACAGATACAAGGAGCGCATTCAGATACACAGACAGCGCCCTCACATCACTGGATAAACAAATACTGGTCATGTGCATGATCGACTCATATCGCCCTGCTAAAGCCGGTACGGCAAGAGTAACGGTAACTATCGGCGGCGTATCTAAACAGTTCGTTATTCAGTTAAGTAATGAGGGTGTGTCGGCCTACAGTACCACTGATTGCGCCGCAATTATATTTTCTGCGCGCACATCAGCAAGAGTGGTTGATTGCTCAATTGTCGCAAGGGCTGAAGGTGGCGGAGTGGCAATCAAATCGCCCACAATGTTAATAATGCGCGGCTCTGGAGCGTTTACGCAGCTTTAATGATTCATTTTGATATCCCGCCTTCGAGCGGGATTTTTTGTGGAGTAAACAAATGGCTGAAGGCACAATTAATTTATCGAACAATTCTAACGCTTTAACGGGTAGTGGGACTAAATTTCAGTCTGAAGTTACGCCTGGAGATTTTATCTACGTAGAGGCCGGAAATGTACCCTATACGCTACCAGTAGATAAGGTAATCAGTGATACTAGTATTACTCTGTTACGTAAGTTTAGCGGGCCGTCATCAAACGACCTGGCATGGACACATATACCACGCCGTGCGCAAAATTCCGTTTATGCATTTCTTGCCGACCAGGTTGCTGAGGCAATACGGTTATCACTAAACAATGAAAATAACTGGCAGAAGCTTTTAACAGAGGATGGTGATGTAACTATAACTCGTCCTGATGGTTCTACTTTTACTGGCCCGAGCTGGCCGTATATCGCTAATATCGCCGCTGTTGCTGATTTTGACAGGCTGAAACTATTAGCTGACCAGATACATGCTGATAGAAATCAGATAAGTGAAGATGCCAAACAAATAAATGCAGATGCAAAACAGGTTGGAAGAGATACAGAGCTTGCAAAAGGTTATGCTGAATCCGCTTCATCATATGCAAATGAGATAAGGGACGTCGCCTCCACAGTTGCTGATGATGTTAAGAAAGTAACTGAGCTGGCAGGTGAGGCAGCCATAAGCGCCGCAAGCGCAAAAGAGAGCGAGAATTTATCAGCACGCGATGCAGAGCGTGCATGGGATGCAGCTGGTGAGAGTACAGAAAACGCTCTGGTTGTCGAGCGATCAACGCAACATGTAATTCAGCTTGCAGGTGAGGTTGAAGTAAGCGCCGCAAGCGCTAAGGAGAGCGCCGCGAATGCTGGTGGGTATGCTGAATCCTCTTCAGCAGATGCAAAAAAAGTAGCTGAGCTGGCAGATGCAGTGTCCGAAAACGCGGCAAGCGCTAAGGAGAGCGAGAACATTGCTACAAACCAGGCCGAACGCTCAAGAAGAGAGGCTGACAGGGCAGAAGAAGCAGCGAACAGAGCGGAATCTGGCTTGCCGGTTGCAGATGTCATTTGGGATCAGCTTGGTGTATCAGGTAATGCCCGTAAAGCATTTACTAAAAATCCTCTGGAAGCGGCTGATTTTAATGCTGCACCGGCACCGAAAAAAGGGCAGGTAAATCTCAATACACTATTCACGCCTGGTACGTATTACCCTTCGACTTTCGGCACTGTTTCTAATGGATACCCTGAGAATTTTATGTATGCATCGGTCCGTGTTGTTGATGCCGGGTATAACACCATTATTCAGATCATGGAGAGTGCTGACGGCGCAGTTTATACGCGAGAAGGAAAAACAGATGACGATGGAAAAACATACTCATTTAGCGAATGGATCGGCGGAATATCAGCTCCTGTTGATGTTAATGAAAAATATAAAGTTGGTTCGATTGTTATGGCCGCAATCGTCAACAATGGCGGCTCGTCTTTAATGTATGGAGAAACAATTAGTGGTGCAGGATTAAAGGTATCAAGCGTTAGCTTGCCTTACTGGAGTGCTGGTAATGGGGTTATTTATTGCTGGAGTACATTATCAGGTACCTGGCGACATCTAGGCCATGCGACTAGCACCGGAGGTGATGATAATCCGGTGACTGGTAAAACATATCCAGTGTCATTGTTCATTCGAATCTTGTAAGGAAATCCCATGGAAATTTTAGATGCACGGAATATGGTTTATACCGAAACAGGATCTATTGACTGTGAGGTTTTGGTCGGTGAGCAATGGTTGCCGTTCTGCGCGTCAGAAGATGACAGCATGGCGTATGGGGCAACACTTTACCAGGAAGCGATAGATGGGAAATGGGGGGAGGTAAAACCCTACGAACCTACCGAGAAAGCCTTCAGTGATCCAGCCAAAGGTACGAAAATGAAAGCAGAGCTGATGTCGAATGCTGAAGCGGTGATTGCTCCGCTTTCCAGGGCTGTGAAGTACGACATAGCCACAGATGCGGAGAAAGCCGCTCTGGAGGCATGGGAGCGTTATACCGTGCTGTTGAGTCGTGTTGATGTCGATAACCCTGTGTGGCCAGATACACCTGAATCTTGACGGTGAAACACGAGGACAAGGAAAGCTAAGCTTTTAAGTGGTAATTTTGTTTAAAGCCTTGTGAAATCAATCACAAATATATCCGTGACAATCCCCTGTTCCCTACCTATAAAAAAATACCCACCACGGAAATGGTGCGTATTTTCAAGGTTTTTCCTCATTTCTTACGGGGCCTGGCTGATGTCGGCAGGCACCCGGATTTTTGCTTTCCAACTGCAAAAATTTACAAATCAAAATTTCCTACAGCGGCGCGATGTTATAAACGAAGCGGCGAAATAACAATCAAATAAAAATGTTTCGGCTTGATCTGTTTGCTTGCAAAAACTACTGTATATAAAAACAGTGTTCGAGGTGCGTGCAATGGAATTCATCAGGCCAGCAGAACTGCGAGAAATTATCGCGCTTCCGCTTTTCAGCGACTTAGTACAGTGTGGTTTCCCGAGCCCTGCTGCTGACTACGTTGAACAGCGTATCGATCTCAATGAGTTACTTGTGTCTCACCCAAGTTCGACATATTTCGTCAAGGCTGCAGGCGACTCGATGATTGAGGCAGGGATCAGCGACGGCGATCTACTGGTGGTCGATAGTTCGCGCACAGCTGAGCATGGAGATATCGTAATCGCGGCGGTAGAAGGGGAGTTTACTGTTAAGCGACTGCAACTGCGTCCGACAGTTCAGCTCATTCCGATGAACAGCGCTTACTCACCGATCATCGTCGGCAGCGAAGATACGCTTGATGTATTCGGTGTCGTGACTTTCATCGTGAAATCTACGAGCTGAGTATGTTTGCGCTCTGTGATGTGAATTCGTTCTACGCATCATGTGAGACGGTATTTCGTCCAGATTTGAAGGGGCGGCCGGTGGTCGTTCTCTCGAATAACGATGGCTGTGTAATCGCACGCAGCGCCGAGGCCAAGGCGGCTGGAATTACCATGGGAGAGCCGTTCTTCAAGCAAAAGGAGCTTTTCCGGCGCGCTGGCGTTGTCTGCTTCAGTAGCAACTATGAGCTGTATGCTGACATGTCGAACCGGGTAATGACGACGCTTGAAGAAATGAGCCCCCGCGTCGAAATTTACAGTATCGATGAAGCTTTTTGCGACCTGACTGGCGTTCGCAACTGCCGGGACCTGACGGAGTTCGGCAAGGAGATCCGCGCTACGGTTCTGAAGCGTACGCACCTTACCGTTGGCGTTGGCATTGCTCAGACAAAAACACTCGCTAAACTCGCTAATCACGCCGCAAAGAAATGGCAGCGACAGACGGGCGGGGTAGTTGACCTGTCAAATGTCGATCGGCAGCGTCGGTTGTTGGCGATCGTGCCTGTCGAGGATGTTTGGGGCGTTGGTCGCAGAATCAGTAAAAAGCTTAATGCTATGGGCATCAAAACAGCTCTGGACCTCTCTGAGCAGAGTACGTGGATTATTCGAAAGCATTTCAATGTCGTCCTGGAGCGAACGGTTCGGGAGCTGCGCGGCGAACCATGTCTTGATCTGGAGGAGTTTGCGCCGGCAAAGCAGGAAATCGTCTGCAGTCGTTCTTTCGGCGAACGCGTCACAGAATATGAGCAGATGCGTCAGGCCATTTGCAGCTATGCGGCCCGTGGCGCTGAAAAACTTCGTGGCGAGCACCAGTATTGCCGTTTTATATCTGCATTTGTGAAAACCTCTCCCTTTGCGCTTAATGAGCCGTATTACGGTAACAGTGCGTCAGTAAAGCTTCTTACCCCCACTCAGGATTCCCGCGACATCATCAACGCCGCGGTAAGGTGCCTGGACAAAATCTGGAAAGACGGACACCGGTACCAGAAAGCCGGAGTAATGCTGGGTGACTTCTTCAGCCAGGGCGTAGCCCAGCTAAACTTGTTCGACGAAAACGCACCGCGGGCAGGTAGCGAAAGGTTGATGGAAGTGCTTGATCACCTGAATGCTAAAGATGGAAAAGGCACGCTCTACTTTGCCGGGCAGGGCATACAGCAGCAGTGGCAGATGAAGCGAGAAATGCTATCGCCGCGGTATACGACGAGATACTCAGATCTGCTAAGGGTCAGATGAGTTTCCCTGATGTCTTTGTCCTCTCAGAGCCATAAGCGGACATCGATTAATGCAATCGTTGTTCAAATACTTTAATAATTCTAAAATCTGATTTAAGGTTTATCTATACAGAACTTCCCGAATATAAGAAATACTCAGGGTGTATATAAAAAGGTATAACTCTAGCTCAACCATCAATGGATAAATTATGTTAATTATATTTAATGGTTTACCTGGTAGCGGTAAAAGTACAGTTGCAAAATTGTTATCCCAAACAATTAATGCTGTGTATCTACGGGTTGATACGGTTGAGCAGGCGATTCGTTCAGTATCTGAACAGAACAAAAAAATTGGCCCAGAGGGTTATTTTGTTCTTTATGCTTTGGCGCGTGAAAATCTACAGCTAGGCTCTACTGTAGTCACCGATTCGGTTAATGATATCAATCTGATACGTAATGCTTTCCGCGATATAGCGATATCGTTAAATGTTCCGTTCTTAGAAGTTGAAATACTCTGTTCAGATAAGACACAGCATCGTTATCGTGTGGAGAACAGAACCTCAGATATCCCAGGGTTAACCACTCCTGACTGGGAACAAGTTCAACGCCGTAAATATGAACCATGGGAACGAGAGCATTTGCAATTAGATACAGCAATTTTATCAGAACCAGAATGCGTCGATGTAATTCTCAGAAGAATATCGTCCGTTTGAAAAGGATAATGGCAAAATTAAGTAGACGACGGTTAAACACTAGCGTCTGCTTAACGCTCATTGCGGCATTGAAAGTTTTTTTACGTTCTTCATCTTACTGCCACTACTAGCTCTGGCCCCTGATTTTTGACGTTTCCCACTCCTAGCGTAACAGCATGCCAGATAAACTTGTCGGCGGGCACTGCTCCGTCGGCAGCTATCTCTTCCGCTTCTTTCCCTCCAACATCCTGACGCATCCATTCGCGCGCTGCTTCAGGTGACAGAACCAGCGGCCGGCGGTCGTGAATGTCCACCAGACCTTTGTCAGCTGCAGACGTCACTATCAGAAAACCTTCTGCTTCATCACCTCGTTCGAACGGTGTGCTTCCGATCACCGCCATGAATATAGGCTGGCCGTCGGCGCGATGGATGAAATAGGGCTGTTTCTTATTGCCTTCCTTCTTCCATTCGAACCATCCATCTGCAAAGCAGATCGCCCGGCCATGCTGCCACAAAGGTTTAAACATTCGACTGGTAGCCGCAGTTTCGACGCGCGCGTTAATCAGTGGCTGCTTATCCCACCAGCCGGGCGCGTAGCCCCAGAATACCGGATCGATGTGCAGTTGTTCGTCGCGTTCGCTCAACAGCAGAACTTTGGTTCCAGGCGCGACGTTGTACCGGCCAATAGGTTCCGGGTCATAGGCAATGTCACGATCGGCTTCATCGGCTAGGTAAGCCAGATATTCTTCACGGGTTTGGGCTTGTGCAAAACGTCCACACATAGAAACCTCCAGTCGGATGTCAGACTGAAAGTATAGGGGAGAGAGAAAAAGTTGCGCGCGCTGGTTAAGTCTTACAAACGGATTCGTGGTGATTATGCTGATCAGCTTGAGATGCGTAAAGAGGCGTGTTGTGAAACTGGAAGGAGCTACGCAATAGCGTGAATTTTGGGGGCAAATTTGGGGGCAAAATACGGTTTGGGGGCAATTTGGGGGCAGTAAAAAGTCTTTTTATGTCCGATAGTGCCTTTTGTGTATACCGCGTAAATGCCTGATAACCATGTAAAACTTAATGTTTACATAAAGTTGCCTTAAGATATACAATACCCCCCTATAGTATCAGGAGGGCGTATGCCGCATTCACCCGAAGATAAAAAACGTATTCTTACCCGCGTCCGTCGCATTCGGGGACAGGTTGATGCCCTTGAACGCGCGCTGGAGTCGGG